CTGGTCGTAGAAGTTTTGAACATTTTATAGATTATATGGAACTCGATTTAGATATTAAAAGTAAGGTGTTAGGCAACCGTAGAAGGGTGTTAAAGCCATTAGTTTATTATCTTAATAAAAGTGTATATGATGATAAATTAAAATACGTCAACGCCTCTTATCCGCCTTCGTATGGAAAATCATATACGTTAAATATGTTTTCGGCGTGGTGTTTCGGTTTAAATATGGAAAATAGCATATTAAGATTGTCATATTCAGAAGAATTGGTATTAGGTTTTAGTAGAATGATACAAGCAACTATTACTAATCCACGTTTTAGTGATGTTTTTACTACTTTTAAAAGATTCGGAACAAAGCCTTTTGCTAAAGAGAAAGAGTCGGATTGGGTTTTAAAGGATAGTGGAACTCAAAAATCGCACATTGCGAGAACGAGAGATGGTTCAACTACTGGAGAAAGAGCTAATAGAGCTATCATTTTTGATGATATGACTAAAGGCGCTACAGAAGCCACTGACAGTAGTTTACATGCTAGATTATATGATAAGTGGAAAACAGAATGGTATAACCGTAAGACAGGAGATAAAGTCGTATTCGTATTTGCTGGAACAATGTGGTCACCTGAAGATATATTGAATAGAGTAGCAGAAGATATTGAGCATACGACGAAAATGCAGCCAAGTAAAAACAAGGATTGGGGTAAATGGGTAAAAGAAGCTGAAGATGGAAGTGCTGTATTTATTAGAGTGCCTTTGCTTGACGAAAATGATGAATGTACTTGTTTGCATGTTATGAGCACCAAAGAAGCACGAAATTTAAGAGATACAACAGACGAATTTTTATTTAGTTGTGTTTATCAACAAGATCCAATACCACCAACTGGGTTAAGTTTTGCATACGATTTATTGAAACATTATGAAGATTTACCGATAGATGAGACTGGGCAAGAATTGTGCAGCCCGTTTTGTTATGCCGTTTTAGACACAACAAGAAAAGGGAAAGATAATGTGTCTATGCCAATATTTAAGTATGATGGTGAGTGTTATTACATGATTGATGTAATATTTGAAGCAAAAGCAATGACAGACTTATACACAGATATTATAAATAAAGTGGAAGAACATAATATAACTTGGCTTGTAATTGAAAATAATACGGACACTTCATTAAAAACTTTACTTGAAGACAGATTAAAAGCTAAAGGGATAAATACGTGTGTTATAAGTGAGAAATACCAAACAGTCGTCAAAGAAAGAAGAATAAAGGAAGCCCAAGGATTAATAAGAAAAATTATAAAATTTAAAGATAAGAAAAAATATTTGCCAAAAAGTAATTATGGAAAATTTATGGAAAACTTAACTAGATATTCTTTTGATTTTCCAAATAAACACGATGATGCACCAGATTCATTGGCATTGTTTGTGAATGAAATAATTTTAGAGAAAGGAAAGCCTGCAAAACCAATAGGTGTGAATAGGGCTAAATTAGGTTTTTAATAAGGAATAATAAAATTGATAATATATGTTGGGCATGCACTAATTGGGAAAAATGTGTTAAATACAGATATGATGGCATTACATTACCGTGTATGAAAGAGTATATTAAAAACATTGGTGAATCGGGAGATTTAATAATTTATGTTCAAAATTGTACAGATTTTGAATATGAAGAACAAAAAGATTTAGGTAGTTATGAAAAAAAACAGCTAAGCAGAATAATGTATAATATGCAAAACAAGGAATGTTTACGTAAAAATGAAAGACTGCAAGAAATTGTAAACTATATTAACATAAAACCGTAGAGGACTATTTATATAGTGGGCATAGTTACAGAAAAAAGTGGAGGGAATAGTAACTATATTCTAATTCGCTCCATATAGCTCAGAAGGAGCCATCGTTATCTTAACTGATGGCGAAGGCTCTTTAAAATTATGGAGGGAATAGTAGGTCAGAAACAACAGAAAATGTTGTAAATGAAGAAAATACAACAGCAGAAAGAATTTCAGAAGTTAATCCAGTATTAGTTAATCAATATCCAGATCCATTAACTGGTAGAAGAAAATTAACATATTCCGCAGAAAAAAAAGATATTACTATCAAAAAAATACTAGAGATACTTCCTGCTGTGTTAAGAGAGCATGATAAAAATGCTGAAGAAATTGATTATTTATATAATTTTTATAAAGGTAAACAACCTATTCTTTTTAAGGAAAAGATTGTAAGACCAGAAATAAATAATAAAGTGTTAGAAAATCATGCTTATGAAATAGTCGAATTTAAGAAAGCTTATATTTATGGAGAACCTGTACAATATGTTCAAAAAGGCGAAAAGAACAATGACATAATCAATCCTAATATTTCAGAATTGAATAAATATATGGAATTTGAGGATAAATCAACTGTAGATAAAGATGTTGCTGAATGGCAATATATTTGTGGAACAGGTTACAAATGGGTAGATGAAGATTCAGAAACTGACGAAGATGAGGACGAATCTCCATTTGAATTAAGGTGCTTAGACCCAAGATATACATTTGTTGTATATTCAAGTGGTGTGAGAGGAGAAGTCTTATTTAGTGGACATTATTCTTATATTTCAGATACTATTCAAACAGAAGAGCAACCAGAATTTGCAACTAAGAGTAGAATTATAACGATTTATACAGATACTTTTATGTGTAAAATTAAAGGAAATGCAGCTGGAATATACACTATAATTAAAGAACCAGTAACAATTGATGAAAAAACAGTTGAAGTGGAACAATATCCATTAGTTCGCAAAGGACAAAGAATAATTGAATATCCTCTTAACAATGGAAGATTAGGAATAATTGAAATAGTTATGAGCATTTTGAATGCAATTAACAGAATTAAATCTAATGATTTAGATGGTATTGAACAATTTGTACAAAGTTTATTGGTATTCATAAATCAAGCTGTAGATCCAGATGATTTTAAGGAATTATTAGCTTTTGGTGCGGTAGAAATTAATTCTAATGACCCTAATAAACCAGCAGACTTAAAATTATTAGTAAATCAGCTTAAACATTCAGAAACTAAGATTGTCGTAGATGATTTGTACCAAGCAATGTTAAATATTGTAGGTATTCCTAGAATGACTACAAAGTCATCAGGAGGAGATACGGGTGCTGCTAGAGAGCTTGGCGATGGTTGGACTATGGCTGATGAAAGAGCTAAGCAAGATGAACTATCATTCAAAAAGAGTGAAAGAAAATTGTTAAAGACAGTATTGTCTATTTGTAAAGGTAAAAAAATATTAGAAAAACTTAAACTATCAGACATTGATATTAAGTTTACTAGAAACAAGTCAGATAATTTACTTGTTAAAACAGAAGGATTATTGAATATGAAGAATGCAGAAGTGCCACCAGATGTAGCATTTACAATTTCAGGATTATTCAGCGATCCAAATGATGTTTATGCACAAGCATTAAAATATTATGGCAAAAACCTTTGGAAAGATGACTATACTGCTGATATAGATAAAGTAACCTCAGGTGCCGAGGGTGAAAAAGCATCAGTGCCAAAAAATAACGAGGACGGCTCGGAAAAAAACGAAGGTACAGAAAGTGAAGAGTTAAAAGGAACGAAGAAGAATTAAATTCCATTTTAGATAATGGAGAAATGGATAGCAATGCAAAAGCAGAGGCTATCAAACAACTAGTTGGGAATAGTTTTATTCCTAGAAAAAAATTTGATGAAGCAAAAGAAAAATCAAATACAGCTTACAATGAATTAAAGACTGAATTTGATAATTATAAAGCTTCAAAAATGACAGATGAAGAGAAACAAGCTGCTTACGTGGAAACACTAAAAGCTGAAAATAAAAAGTTCAAATTAGAAGCTAGTAAATCAAAGGCAGAAAGTATATTTTCAGGTGCTGGGTTAAAATCAGAAGAATACTCTGAAATATTAGAAGATATTGTTGGAGAGGACTCAGAAAAAACCACAAAAATTGCTGAAAGCATTTGTAAGATAATGACTAGTCAAAAAGAACAAGTTAAAAATAAAATTACACAAGACATTGCAGGAAATACACCAAAGCCAACGGCTGGAGAAACAGCTAAGCAAGGTGATATTGACAAAGCAAATACACAAAAACAATTAGAAGAAGCAACTAGTAGAGGAGACTATGTTAAAATGGCTTATTATACTAGATTGTTACAAGAAAATAAATAATAAACGGAGGAATTAATTAGGGCAGAAACAACAGGAACAGTACAAAGTTTTGGTGTTTTAAATTATTCTGGTATGTTATTTAATAAAGGAAATACTAGAACACCATTTTTATCAATGATTAGTGGAAAAACTGGATATACAAATTCAGTAGAGTTTGTATTAGGACAAGAATATGCAAGTGAAGATGGAGATATACCAGCTATATCAGAAACAGCTTCATTAACAGCTCCAGATCCATCTTATATTACAAGAAAACAAAACACAAACGTAACTCAAATATTTCAAGATTCAGTAGCAATTTCATACGCTAAAATGTCAAATATGGGAACATTAGCAGGAGCTAATATAGCTGGACAACAAGCTAATCCACAAAACGAATTAGACTTTCAAGTAGCAAATAAAATGAGAAAGTTATCAAGAAGTATAGAAAAAACATTTATTCAAGGAAAATATAATAAAGCTACAACAGATGCTGAAATAAACAAAACAAGAGGAATGGATGAAGCTATTGTAACAAATGTTAAAGCAGCAGCTGGAAAAACATTAGATTTGTGGATGGTTAATGATTTATTGATGACAATGCGTGCTAACGGTGCTGATATAAGTAATTTAGTATTATGGGTTGATACAATTCAATTAAATCAAATCAATGGTGCAGCCGTTGAATCAGGAATGAAATTAGGAGAAGCTTATAAGAATGAATATGGTATTCAAGTAAGAGATTTATTATTGCCTATTGGAAGAATCTCAATAGCATTAGGTGAATTTATTCCAGAAGGAACAGCTTATGTATTTAATTTTGAAGCTATTAGACCAATCGAACAACCAACACCAAATAAAGGAAACTTCTTCTTAGAACCACTTGCTAAAACAGGTGCTGGAGAAAAATATCAATTATTTGGACAAATTGGATTAGATTATGGTAATGAGTTATTACATGGTAAAATTACTGGATTATCTACAGAATTTACAGCTCCTGTAGGACAAAAAGTTGTTACTGTAACACAAGCCTAACCTTGAATAAAGGAGGACTACGAGGAAAGTAAAAGTAATAAAACTATGGCAAGATAAGGAAACTGGAATTATCTATGACGTAGGAGTAGAAAAAGAAGTAGAAAAAGCAAGAGGAGAAGAGCTTATTAGAGCTAAAGTTGTCGAAGAGATAAAGGGAAGCTCAAAGCCTTCTTCTAAGGCTAAAGAAAAATAGAGGAGGCTAGCCAAGGATAACTGAAGAAGAACAATTAAAAGAAATGCGATTAAAAATTCTTTCTGACATTGAAGACGAAAGCCAAGATGAAGTTTTTAAAATTCGTTTAAAAGATGCTAAATTTTGTTATTTAAGGCTAGTTTATCCATATCATCCAGAAATTGAAGAATTACCTAATGACAGAGCTAGAGATTGGCAGACTAGATGTGCTATAGAAATTTATAATTTAGATGGTGATTTTCACATTACAAGTTACTCTGAGAACGGTTTACAAGAAGTATATTCTACATCAGGACTTTCAAGAGAACTATTAAGCGAGTTACCACCTTGTCACGCGGGGGTGCCAGCTAAGGTTAAAGAAGTGGAATAAAAAAATTTATATAGCTTCATTAATTGGAACGGAAGAGGACCAATACGGGAACGAAAAACTAATATATGAAGAACCAAAAGAATATATGATGAATGTACAGCCGTTAAATTCTGAAGCTGATATGCAGGAATTTGGAATTAATGTAGACCAATACCAAAAAGCAATAATAGAAAAACATATATACTATGGTAAATTTAAAGAAGGTGATGTTGCATATTTAGATGGAGCAACACCTGAAGGCGAAAAAGAAAATGGATATAATGCAAATTATAAATTATATCCACCAAGGAACCAAAATAAATGCATAAGATTAACTTTTGAAAGAATACATACGAAGTAGGTGGTTTAAGGGGCTACACGTGTAAGAGAACTTAATTTTTCTGAGTTGAGACAAATGTTAGATGATTATAAAAGATTAAAAAATAAATTACCACAAGCCATGTACAATGCAGTTGAAAGATTGTCTAAAGAAACAGTAGAAGAAATAAATTCGGATGATGCACATTATACAGTAGAAAAAAAACCAACGGAGATTATTGGCAGTAAAGTTTCTGGAGGATATAGAACGACAGATATGATTGACTTATATAAAGAATTTGGAACTGGCTATGTTGGTAGTAAAACCCCATCAATTAGCCCATTTTTTAAAGAAGCTGGTTGGCAATATTGGGATGCTTCAATAAGCAAAAATCCTGCTAATGGTGTGCCAATAGAAGAAGGTTGGGTTTATGAAAAAAATGGTCAGTATTATCATACTTATGGGCAAGTAGGAAAAAATGTTTTTACAGATGCAACATTAAAGATGGAAGACAGAGTAAATCAAGTGCTAAGCGAAGAAATAGAAAAAATATTAGATGGAGGAAATTAGGAGTAGACCAAATATAGAAAATGATATTTTTAGTTATGCTAAAACATATATACAAAATAATTCTGAATATTCTCCTCATGTTTATTCTTCAGACTTGAAAGGAAAACCTAAACTACCATTAGTACTAATTAAATATTATGATGACCCATTATATGATGAATGTATGGCAAAAGAAGAACAAAAATGGAGAGTAACATATTTAATAGAAATATACACAGAAGATACTTCAAAACAAGTAAGACAAGAAATAAGAAAAGAATTAATAAAATTAGTTAATGATGTATTTGATGATTACTATGGTTTTACAAGAAAACGTAATAGAAATGCACCAAATGCAGATGAAAACGTTGATAGGCAAATACTAAGGTATGTAGCAATTGTCGACGAAAATAAAACAATTTATAGATTTTAGGAGGAATTTGATAGGGCAATATTTGATACAGTAGCTCACAATGACATAGGAACAAAATTATATGTTAAAGGTGCGACTAAATATGATTGGTTAATACCAATTAAATCAGTACCTGCTTCAGGAGCTGAAGGTGGAACTATTGAAGTTACAGAATTAGATAGTGAAATCAAACAATATATAGATGATAGACAAGATACACCAACACAAGATTTCACTTATAATAGAACAGCTGAAAAATATGAAGCAGTAAAAGCAATTTGTGATGGTAACGCTCATGAATTTTTAATAGTATTTTCTGATGGAACTGGTACTTATATCAAAGGTACAGCTCAAACATGGAAAAATGAATTTAGTGCTGGCTCAGCACAAGAAGCAACATTACACATAGTTGCAACAAACATTGAAGACAAAACAGCAACCGAAGTAACAACATTAATTGGATAATAATAAAGTTATATGGAGGAATGAATTAGGAGCAAATATATTACGATAGAAATTGGGGAAAAGGAATATAAACTAGGCTATCCATCAAGAAGGGATGCAGTAAAAGCAGAAGACGAAGGATTATCATTATTAGATGGGAAATTGGTTAAATTACAAACAAAATTATTTTATACAGCGATGAAAACATTTAACCCATTTTTAAAAGAAGAAGATGCTGAAAAATTATTAGAACAGTACATAGATGAGGGAGGAGATATTGAAGAAGTTAATACTTTCTTATCTGATCAATACAGAAATTTTTTACAACCCCAAGATGGCAAGAAGAAAGCCAAAAAGAAAATGAAAATAGTAACGGAATAGATGAAAAAGAGGGAAAGAAATATAATACATTAAGAGAATTTTTTAATGATTTTCTTTTTCCTATGGCGATTACGTATGGTATGTCAACAACTGAGTTCTGGGATAATGAGCCCGACTTACTGTGGGCATACCATAAATCATTTATGGACAAAATGAAAATTAAAAGAGAGACAGAAAATTTCAATTTTTGGTTACAAGGATTGTACATTTATGATGGGGTAAGTAAAGCAATATATAATTCTTTTGGAAGAAAAAGTGGGCAAATAGTACAAGAATATCCTAAACAACCATATATATTGTATGATTCTTCTGAAGAAAAAGAAGAAAAACAAATTTTAGAGACAGAAGAAAAAATAAAAGCTAGAAATAAAGAAATAGCAGAAATGCTAAAAAGACAGAAAAATAAAGAGTAGGTGTAATAAGGGCAGATAATGAATTAAATGAAAAAATTGTAATGGATTCTGGCTCTGCTGAAAGTGCTATTGACAAATTAGTTGAGTCAATAGAAGGATTAAACACAGCACTAACTAGAGTGATAAAAAATGATGCTTTAGTTGTTCAAAGTAAAAAAGCAAGTGATGCTGCTGAAAAAATCCAAAGTAAATGGCAAAAGGCAGGAGGAGTAATAAAAAGCTTTGGAATTGGTGCAAAAGCAATAGCAGGTTTTGGATTAATAAAGAAAATTTTTAATGGACCTTTTAAGGATGCTTCGGATATGCTAGAGCAACAAAATCTTTTTGAAGTATCTTTAGGCAAAGTTACAGGTGAATATGAGAATTTAGCTGAATCAAGCGGCAAATATTATGAAGATGCAATAAACTTTCAGGACACATTACATAGCAAGTTTTTAACAAACAAAGCTGAAATGCAATCATATCAAGGAATGTTTTACAATATGTTTAAATCTCAAATGGGAGATTTAGATGTATCAAAATATATTAGCACAGACGAGTTAATGGGTAAGGCTGGATATAATAGAGCAAACGATGTAAGTTTATCAGAGTTTTTATCAGAACAAGTCACTAAAATGGGTATAGATATGGCATCATTGTTTAATGTGTCTGAATCAGAAATGATGAGAAAATTACAATCTGGATTAGCTGGACAAGTGCAAACATTAAGAGGAAATGGAATTGGTATAGATATAACACAAGCATCATTGCAAACAACATTGGATAGTTTAGGTGTTGAAAAGAGTGTATCTAAACTTTCTTATGCTGAAAAAGAAATTGCTAGATATATTTCAATTTTACAGCAAGCAGGAGTAGCACAAGGCGATTTTGCAAGAACAATGAACCAACCAGCAAATCAAATGAGAATTTTCCAAAGTCAAATTGCTGAATTAAGACAGAATTTTGGGTCATTATTTATTGGAATTGCAAATAAAGTTTTTCCAATAGTTAATGGCATTATTATGGCAATAAGTGCAATTATAAAAGCCTTAGGTAGCTTGTTCAACTTTTCTTTTAGTGGAATAGAAGGCGTAGGGCAAAGCGTGAATGATACATTTGCAAATACTAAAGATACTGTAGACGGAATAGGTTCTGGCATAGGTGGAGCAACAAAAGCTGCTAAAGAATTTAAAAAACAATTAATGGGATTCGATGAAATCAATAATATAGAACCACCAACATCAACAGCAGGTTCTGGAGGTCGGTGGAGGTCGGCGGAGGTCGGCGGAGGCTCATTAGCTGGAATTGACAGCAAATTACTTGAAGGATTAAAGGCTTGGGAATCAAGTTTCGATAAAATAAAAAATGAAGCTGGAGAAATTCGTGATAAAATCCTCGACTGGTTAGGAATAGATGTAGATGGAAAATTAAAAAGTGGCTATGAGAACTTCCACAAAATCCTTGATATAGTTGAAACAATCGGAGTTGCATTTGGAGCATGGAAAATAACATCAAGTATTGGCAAAATTATGACAGCATTAGGATTAGGCTCTGCAGCTAAAAACATGCAAATTTCAACTGGATTAACAATTGCAATTGCAGGAATTTTTGCTATGTGGAAAGGTATTAAACATTTATTAAATGGAGATGTTGATTTATTTAGCTTATTAGAAACATTTTTAGGTGCTGGAGCGGGAGTATTTGGATTAGTAAGAGCGTTACAAGCAACTAAGTTAGGAAAAGCTATTGGATTAGGACGTTCGATTGCACTTTCTATAGGCATTGTATTAGGTATTGCAAGTTTTGAAGTTTTACAAGCGGGAATTGAAGAAAATGATATTAAGAAAAAAATTATTGGAGCTTTAGGATTAGGTGCATCTGCATTAACAATTGCAATTAGCGTTGCACCAGTAATAAAAGATGGAATCTCTAAAGTAAAAGATTTGGCTGAAAAAATAATGAGCTTAAAAAAGAATACTTCAGAAGTTGATGGACAAATGAGCTTATTTAATAAAAGTACTGAAAAATCTAATATTAACATTGGAGCTTTAATAGCAGGGATAATAGGAGTTGCGACATCAATGGTAGCTAGTAGACAGGCTATGAAAGAATATCATGATGGTTTGATAGAAAATGAAGAAGCAATAAAAAGATTAGTGGCAGCAACAGCTGGTGCAGCAGCTTCTGGTGCATTAGTAGGTTCACAAATTGGTACTGCACTAGGGCACCCTTTAATTGGAGCTGGAATAGGTGCAATTGTTGGAGGACTTGGAAATATAGCAGTTAGTCTTATCGGAGTAGGTGACAGTTCTGAAATGACAGCTGATGAATTATCGGATGCAATGGCAAGAATTAATTCAGATATATCAGAGGCGAAAGAAATGTTTAATAATTTTGCTGGCGAATATATCAGTAATACTGAAAAGATAAACAAAACATTTTCAACCAATATGAGTGAAATTAGTTACTATGAAAATTTAAGTAAAAAATTAAGAGATTTAATAGATGACCAAGGACATGTACTACAAGGCAAAGAAGATATGGTTGATTACATTCTAGGAGAACTTAATAAAGGTATAGGAACAGAATTAGCACGTAATGGAGAATTAATTACCAAAAATGGTGAGGTAATGGATAGCTATAATAAAATAGTAGACAGTATTGAAAAAACAATAGATGCAATGAAGAGACAAGCAACACAAGAAGCACTTTCTGAACAATATAAAGAAGATTATAAGTTCTTATTAACAGCTGGACCACAAATAGTTGAATATGAAGAAAAATTAAAGAAATTAAAAGAGAAAATTGACAGCCTACCAAGTGGTAGTGATGAGAGAAAAAAAGCAAGAGACGAATATAGAGAATTATCAAAATCATTAGAAGAAATTAGAGGAAAAGTTGACGAAGCACATGAACGTCAAGAAAAATTTGACAGTTATGTTAAAGTTTCATCAGAAGAAATGTCAGAAGCTGAAAAAACAGCTTATGATGAAATCGTAAATGCTGCTATTGAAGCTAAAGGAAGACAATTAACTGTAGAAGAAACAATGGGGGCTCGTTATCAAGCTTTAGCTAAAACAAATGTTGCAAAATGGATTGAAGAGTATGATAAAGCCAATGACGTTACTAAAAAGACAATGCTAATTCAATCTAGTACATTAGATTCTTATGGACCTGAACTAAGAGAAAAATGGAAAGAAATGGCTAAAGGTTCAGTAGATGATTTTTCTAAAGCAATTAATCAAGTAGAACCAGAAATAAAAAAAGAAATCTTGAAAGATATTCAAACGGCACAAGGGTTAACTCCACAAGTTACAAAGGTTTGGGGAGATATGGCTAAAAACTCTAATGAAGAATTTAAAAAAGCACTTGAAGGCGTTGATGATACAACAAAGAAAGAAATCTTAAAAGCAATATCAACGACTGAAGGGTATATTCCAAACTCTATGGAAACATGGTTAATGTTAGCTGAAGAATCGGAAGAAGCATATATGTCAGCATTACAAAATTTACCTTTTGAGACAGCACAACAAATTGATGGTTTAATTAATAAGGTAAGAACTAAGGAAGTTCCATTAAAGAAAGCATCTGAAATTCTTGCCAATGGGTTCAATCCTTTACATGCAGACGCAATAAATTTGGGTTATCATAGCTCATTGGGTATGAATGAGTATATACATGGAATTAGCAAAAACGAGTGGGGAGTAAAAAATGCAGCTCAAAGTGTTGCAAATGCAACAAAAAATCCATTTAATGGCTTAAAAGATTCTATGAATGCAATTGGAAAGCAGGTTACAGAAGGCTTAAGAACAGGTATGCTTGCCAAAAAGAATTTAATTTCATCAACTGTAACAGCATTGACTAATTTAATACCAAACACATTTAAAAACTTATTAAAAATAAATTCACCATCAAAAGTTATGAGATATTGGGCAGGTTCAGTACCTGAAGGTATAGCAGCTGGAATTGATAGAAATGCAAACGAAGTTTATGATAGCATGAGAAAATTAAGCGAAGGTATTATTGTAACACCACAAGATACAATTTTGGGGCAAACCATTTCTATAAATAGAGACATTAAAGACAACATAAAGACGCAAGCAAATGTAGAATTATCTGGTTCTGTGCAAAACAACATGAAAGAAATATTTACACAGGCTATGGCAGAAGCTAATGTAAATGTACAAATTGAAGCAAAGACAGAGGAAGGCGTAATAGTAAGAAAAGCAACCGATGGAATAAACAATTACATTAGGCAAACAGGAGAAATGCCATTCCCAGTTTTAATATAAAGGAGAAATAAATAGGGCTAAACAAGAGCAAATTATTAAAGTAAATGGACAAGAATTAATGTCTTATTTAGGAGATGAAGGTTACGAAGTTGAATGGTACGATTTAAACTATGATGCAGGTAGAAATGCGAAGGGTTATATGATTTATAACCCTATCGCTGAAAAATATAAAATCATTCTGCACACTAAAGCTCTAACCAAAGACGAGATGATAGCTTTCTTTCAAAATATAAGAGCATTAAAACAATTAAACGTCACATTTTTTGACCCATTTTCAGGAACTATGAAAAATATTTATTGTTATCGAGGCGATAGAAGTGTAACAATGAAATGGAATAGAACATCAAGTGGTATTCTATATAGCCCATCAGATATAAGTTTAATAGAAATGTAGGAGGTTAAACAGGTATACTATAAGTTCAGAAGCAAAAGAAAAAATAAAAGCTAATTTTCGTGCTGGTTTTAGCGGTTCAATATATATGTATAAACAAACTTCTGATACAGAAACTATTCTAGAAGAAATTATTACTGATGGATTAGGAGGAACACTGAAATCATTTAAAATTGATGATAAAATATTTGATAATGATACATGGATAGGAAAAGCAATTTGTAAAGCAATAACAATAGAAACAACAGATGATATAGATTTGACTGGGCAAGAAGTAATTCCAAAAGTAAAAGTAGAATTAGATGGAGGAACTATAGAAGAAATTCCTTTTGGAACATTTGTTATAGATAGACCAGTAAATGAAGAAGTAAAAACTCATACGACTAATACGGGTTATGATTATATGATTAAATTTAGAATCCCGTATGTACACAGAATAGAAAAAGAAACATTCACGGCTGCAGAGCTATTTACAGATATATGTGAACAAGCTGAAGTAGAAGTAGGTTCATTAAATTTTGTTAATGCAGACTATGTGATTTTAGGGAATGCTTATACAAATAATGAAACTTGCGAAGATGTACTTAAAGATTTAGCTAAACTTGCAATAGGGTTTGCTAAAATAGGTAGAGACGATAAGTGCTACCTAAAAACATTGACTATTGGTTCTCCTGTGGATAGCATTAGTGGAATGGATTATACAGAAGGGTTTGAAAGCTATGGCAAATTTGGAGAAGTTAATTCATTATATGTAGGATTAAGTCAAGTCAATGGTGAAACTTCTACTAGAATTGATACAGAAAGCATAACAGAAAATGGCGAGACAATAATAAAAAATGATGATATAGCCTTTTTAATTGATGAGCATGAAAGAGAGTTAGTAATTGAACCAATGTGGGATGCTGTTAAAGGGCTTAAATATTTAGGAGCAAAATATACATATAAAGGTTTTCCATACCTAGATACAGGTGACGAAATTACTTTAGCTGATAATGAAGACATAGAACACACATCTTATATATTCAACCATGTATTTGAATATAATGGAGCATTTACAGGAGAAAACGAAACAAATGTAGTAACTACAATACAATCACAATATATTAATAAACAAAACACAGTCCAAGGGAAATTTAGAAGAGTAGAATTAAGTGTAAATAAAATAGATGGAAAAGTAGGTTCGGTAATAGAGCAACAAAACGAGCTTGAAAGAAAAATGACAGAAACTGAACAAACTGTAGAAGGTTTTGCAGGAACTATATCTAGCATAAATGATTTAAGTAGTGAAATAGCAGAACTAAAAGCTAATATTCAAGGATTACAAGTATCTGTATCTCAAACAGGAGGAAACAACATCTTTTACTATGCAAAAGAGTTTTGGACGGGAGAAACCACAGAAGACACACCAAACTTAGAAGCATACACAGACACAGATTTGAGAAATAATTCTGTAAGTGGAATGGGTTATGTTATAAATTCAGGACACTCTACTCAGAATTGCAATGTAAAAAATGATACTTATACAGTTAGTTTTACATATAAATTAACAAATCCAAGTGCAGAAGCATACGTATTATTTAATGGTGATAGAATAGATTTAACTGAAACAGAATGGACTAAAATTGAAAGTACAGCAGAAATAACTACAGATAGTATAGTTTTTGAAATTATAAGTGATACAGATGAGGCAGTATTACTTACAGATTTGATGGGTAATATTGGAACAACAGCTGATACTTGGACACAAAACCCAAATGAAACAAGAACAGATACTGTAGAAATTGGTAAAGGAATTACAGTAAAATCATCGAGTATGAACTCTAGTTTAAAAGCTGATGCTGATGGAGTGAGAATTATTAATAACACAACAAATGGAACTGTTTCAGAATTTACGGATAAAGGTATTAATACGGGAGATATAGATGCAGATTCAATAACTGTTGCAGGAATAATAATCCAAAAAGTTGGTGATCAAACTTGGATTTCAAGTATAACATAGGAGGAAATAAAGTAGGGCAACAATAACAGGTTATGGAAGCAAACACAGTCATGAGTTTAAATTAACAGTAACAGAAACGGGTACAAGTACGGCAAATAATACATCTTCATTAAGTTTTAGTTTTACTTGTTATAAATCTGGCTATTCATGGAGTGGCTGGAATAGTATTACATATTCAGTTGTAATTAACGGTACAACCTATACAGGCACAATTCCAAATTATACTAAAGGACAAACATTAACAATCAAATCAGGAACACAATCGGTAACACACAATTCTGATGGCGCGAAATCAATAAGTTATAGTTTCAGCGTAACAGATAATTCAGGGCAAAGTTATACTTGCGGTAACGCTAGTGCTTCAGGAACGATGACATTGACTAAAATTCCACGATATGCAACTTCAAATCAAAGCCTAAACAGTAAAACAGAAACTACAATAAAAATGAATTGGAGTTCGGACAGTACTTGTTCCAAGGTGGAATATTCCACCGACAATGGTTCAACATATAGAAATATTTGGACAGGAAGTGCAACTAGTGGAACATATACTATTGATAAGCTATCATCAAATACGAGTACTAACTTGTCAGCAAATACAACTTATAACATAAAAACAAGAGTAACAAGAAAAGATAGTGGTTTAACAACTGTAAGTTCAGTATTAACAGTTGCAACTTACGATTATCCTCATGTAACAACAACGCCAAATTTTAAGATAGGAAACGAAGTATATTTGACTTTATATAATCCTTTAAAACGAAATTGTACATGTATTATGTATGGTGACGATTGGAGTACAATATATAGTGGTGATGGTTGGACTGGTACAAGTATAGGAAATTTTGCTACGCAAAGTATAATCAATAAACTATATGCAAGTATACCAAATAAGCAAGTTGGAACATACCATATAAAAATTAGATACAATGGTGTTGATAAAGATAAAAGTAATGCAGGAACATATAATACAAGAGGAACAGAAGTACCAACATTTAATGATTTTATTTATACAGATTCAAATACGACAACAAAGGCATTGACAGGAAATGGTTCGATAATCGTTAAGGGATATTCAAATGTACAAGTAATAATAAAAGATGATAATAAAGGCTGGGCAAATAATTATGCAACATTAAAAAGTTATAAAATGCAAGTTGGCTCAATGGAACCTGTAACATCTAACTATTCTTCTACTCAAGACAATGTAATGACAACTAATAAAGCAAACAGTGCAACAATAACAGTACACGCAATTGATTCTAGAGGCTATTCAAAAGCAGTTACTAAAACAGCTACATTAAAAAACTATAGTGACTTAATCATTTCTAAGTTTTTGGCTCAACGTTCAGATGGTGGGATTGGAAATATAACAACAATAAACTTTAGTGGAAACTATTGGAATGGAAATTTTGGAACAACAGATAATGCAATCGTAAACGCTACATACAAATACCGAAATACTAACAGTTCAAATTGGATAACAGGAACAACCACTTTATCAGTAACACAATCTAACGGAAATTTCAATGGAACAGCTACAATCAATGGCGATTTAGGAACAGAAGGATTTACTAATACAGAAAGTTTTTATATTCAATTGAGTGTACAAGACAAATTAGTGACAAAAACTGTACAATTAACTCTAAAATCAGGAACGCCTGCAATTGCTATTTATAATAATAAAGTTGCTGTTGGTGGGCAATATGATACAACTCGAGGTGGTATACTTCAAGCATCTGGGGATATGCATTTTATGGGATCTAGTGACTCAATTAACTGGAAAGAAGTTGGGTATGGAGATAAGTTTAGAATAATACCTTCATTTGGTGGAGCTGACGATAGTAATCTTTTAAAAGTACAAGGCACGGTAGGAGGAGCAGGAGAAGATCCAACCGATTGGAAAGACTTATTTACAATAAGTGCCAAGTCAGGTAAAGTGAAAGTTGCTGGAAATTTATCAGTTTTTTCCATGACAAGAAATTCAACAGATACATGGATTCCAGTAATTAATGATGGGGAATTTCAATACACTACAAGATATATGCCAAATACAAAAACACATTCACAATACAATACCGAACAAGATAGATTAGCAACACTTAATATGCTAAGCTGGTGGAATGGAGCATATAATTCTGGCAATAACTCAAATTTAACCTATTGTCATCAAGGTACAATACAGGCTAAACCTATATCGTTATATGATAATTCTAGTGGGAGCAATGGTAGTATAACTTTAAGCCAAAGTGCAGCAAATTTTACATATTTGGAAATATATTATAGAAGTAATGACTCTGTATTTTCATGTACCAAAGTGTTTTCACCAAATGGTAAAACTGCATCATTAATTGTTTCATTCCCATATTCTAGCAACATTGCATACCAGAAAAATAAATCAATTAAAATTAATGGAACAAGCATTACGAATGTTGCATATAGCGAAACATGGATTGATGCAAGTGGAAAATGTGATGCATCTAATAGTAATAATATACATATTACAAAAGTTGTAGGATATAAATAGGAGGTAATTATGGCGATAATTAAGAAGATAGAATTAGAAAATGGTGTAACGGTGAATTATCATAGAATTGTAAATATTCAAAAAATAACTAATCAACAGACAATTATAGAAATAGCTAGTTATACCAGTGAAGAAAAAAGGAAGGAAGAGATTAAAGCGTTATCAGAAAGTAAAAGAACGGGTGAAGCCATTCCTATGAATGTGTATATTGAAACAGATATGATACTTAAAGATTATGATGCTAGCGAAACAATTGAAGATATTTACTCGTATCTTAAAACATTAGAAAAGTATAAAAACGCAGAAGATGTATAGGAGGAAAAACAGGTACACAGCAATAGCAACAATAATTGTAGCTTTGATTACTGGAATATGTTCAATAATAACAACAATCATAACTAAAAATACAAACAAAAAAGTAGATGCAATATCAGAAGTAAGAGAAGAATTTAATTCACAAATGAAAAAACATATTCTTGAAAGTGATAAAACATATTTAGTGGATTTTTTATCGGATATTGAAAACGGGAACAAAAAAACAGATATTCAAGTTAAAAGAGCTTATGAAATTTTTGAAGAATACAGTCAATTTGGTGGAAATAGTTATATACATGACAGATGGGCTGTTGCAAAGAAAAATGGACTTATATAATAAATTATATACCTGCAATATTAAAATGCCTTCTACACCGTTTAAAACTTATTAGATAGGAGGAGAAAAAGGAAAAATAAAAAAAAGATAGTTTTAATAATGCTATCATGTGTGTTAGCTTGTCTGATTTGTTTATGTACTTTTTTAATTCCAAATCAAACTGGAGTTAAAGAATCCTTACAAACCATTCAAAGCGCTGTTAATAATGAGATAGTTACGTATGATATGACTGCCGAAGAAGTCGCAAATTTACCTACAACGGAAATTTTGGAACAGTCTGAAGAAGAAGAAAAAACACTAGAACAAGAAGTTGAAGATGAAAGATTTGAATTACAGGGAGAAATTGCTTACAATGGAGCGAGTGAATATCCAGCTGTTCAACTTGGCAAATACACAGGACTTACATATTACTCTCAAATTGATAGCAGATGGAGAAATTTACAATATACTTCTAGCAATAAAGCAAGTCAAACTATTGGAAGTTCAGGATGTGGTCCTACTTCTGCAGCAATGATTGTTACAGCAATTAAAGGAACTATAACACCACCAGAAATGGCGAACCTATTCGTACAATATGGTTTTCGTTCCGCCAACAATGGAACATATTGGAGTGCGTTTAGATGGGTTGCAGATGTATTTAATATAGATTACTCAGAAACAATATATCTTAATGAGGTTGTGCAAAAATTAAATAACAACCATTATGTAGTAGCTTCAGTAGGAAATGGCTTATTCACAACGGGAGGACATTTTATTGTATTAACAGGAGTTGAAAATGGAAAAATAAAAGTTTATGATCCTTACTTATATGCGGGAAAATTTGAGACAGCAACACGTAGAGGAAAAACAACAGTTAATGGCAACACGGTTTATGTTCCAATAGAAAATTTTAGAAATTATGCAAATTATTCAAAGTTTTTTTGCTTTAAATATGATGGGAAAAAACAGATTAATAATGCAAAGCCAGTAACAACTCAAACTTATACAAGATACGTTAAAGTTAATACTTCTCTAAATGTCAGAAGCACACCAAACGGAAAAATTATAGGTAGTCTAAAGAATGGTAATCAAGTTACGGTTTATAATACGTCTGGAAATTGGAGTTACATAGGCAATAATAGATGGGTATGTTCAGATTATTTAGTTAGTACAATGCCTAAGAGTATTGTAAATATTCCTTATACTGTAGGGCAAAGAAGAAAAACAAAAGCTTGTTATTTATATTCTAATTCAAATTTAACTGGAAAAGTATATACATATAGAGCTAATACAACAATTACAATACTAAAAAATGTAAGTTCAAATGTGGATTATGTTAGAGTTAACGCAAATGGTAGAAAAGCTTATATTAGTAAAAACAATTATAAATAAAATGCACGAATGCGCTTTAAATTTAATAAGGCGCATTTTTTTATTTTTATGTGTCTTACAAATTTCGACAAATTTTGTAAAGAAAATGCGATATAATAAAATAGGGGTGATTCTATGATTTTTTATTTAGAAATTGAAAAAGAAAAAAAGAAACTAAATGAAATGATTCAAAAAGAAGCACCATATAGCCAAATACTTAAACAAAGTCAAAAAATAGACAAGCTTATTAATAAAAAAATATATAGCCTATAATTCTATTGCTAACCTATTGCTTGACTTTAGTAACTTAAAATGTTAGAATGTACTGGAATTAAGGAGACGTAGGAGTCACCGATTCGGACAAGTGGCTCCATTCTTTATACATCTTCGGATGTATTTATTTTGTTTATGAGTTGTCGTTAGACTGCATAAAATTGCGGTTTGACGGCTTCTTTTGTGTTTAAAATGTATTTGGTGTGTTATTAAGTTGTATTTAGTTATTGCTAACCTATTGCTAACCAAATAAGGGTACAAAAAAAGAGGCAAGCAATAGCCTCAATTTTTGCTGAAATATCAACGGTTATCAGCTTTATTAAATGCTTTTTCAATGTCTTCATAGTTCACATTGCCGTAATTATCATTAATAGTATTACTTCCGAGGGGTATGTCCTAACACAGCTTTTCTTATATCTTCACTAATATCATCACGTTTCATATTTTTATTTTTGGTATGTCTTAACATGTGTGAGTGCAAAGTTGAATCGTTTGGATGATTATTTGGATCAATTATTTTATATTTTGAATCAATTCTTCTAAGCCAAGCATCAATATTGTTTCTATTAATGACTCTTCCGTCTTTATAAAAAACAAATTTTTCAATATTAAAATTCAATATGGCAAATATTTTCTTTATTAAAGATGTTGTATAAGTAGTTAGAGGAATGTTCCTTTCACCATAATCGAAGCAATCCGATTTATCATAAGTTTTAGTATTGGATTGATAAATAACTTTTTCGTTTTCATCAATAGTTAATGTGGCATGCACATGTATTTTTTTATTTTTAAAATCTATATCATCTGTTTTTAAAGCTAAAAGCTCACTAATTCTCATACCTGTTTCTAATTGTAGTAATATTGCATAACAATATAATTTATCTTCTTTATCGGACGTCAAAACAGTTCTTAATGCACTTTCTTCAGAATCTGTTAACGGATATACTTTTTTAGTGGGTTTAACCGATAAAGGTTTTTGTAAGTCAATATCATCCATAATATTGTATGGAATAAGTCTTCTAGAGCATGCAATTTTAAAAACAATATTTATATAAGACCAAATTTTATCAATTGAAGAAGAGGCATATTCTCGAACTTTTGGCTTACAATCTAATATCATTTTCTTAGTTATTTTTTGAACTGGCAAATTGTAAAAATCTTTACAGCATTTTTCCATAGAAGTGGCTACACGTTTTATTCGGACATACGAAGCTGGTTTTAGTTTGCCATCTTTCCATTTTGTTTCAATATGTTCATTAAGTAATTGTTTGAATGTTATAGTAGAACTAGTAATATATGAACCTACAATAATTGAAGCTTGAATTTCTTTTACTCTATTCATAAAATTTGTCTTATTTTCATTTTTAATTTGTGATATTGTTTTTCTAGTGCCGTTTGGTTCAAAGTAAGAAAACATCCATTTCTTTTTGCTCTTAGAATAGAATAAAGAACCATTTCCATTTCCTACTGATTTACTTCTTTGCGTTCTTTCATTTTTCTTTTGAGTATTACAATATGCATTTAGACTTTCTAGATCATTAAAAATCTTTACATCTCCATTATCTTTTACAATTTTAAATTCCATAAAAAAACTCCTTTCGTTTTTTCTCTCGAAAAGAGTTGCTTTTTTATTAATTTAAATGTATAATAAATATGCAAAAGCTCTTACGAGAGTATTTTGTTTTTGTGTCTGGTTGAGAGGTATTTAGCGGTAGCTCTCAACCATTTTATATTTGACCTTGGTAAGCAATAACCTTACCAATTATTTTTATATTATGTTCTTTTGGATTATAAATTTGAGTTCTATGCTCAGGATTAGTGGACATAGGTTCCAATATAATTAATCCATTTTCATTTCTATATTTTTTAACTGTAGCTTCATCATCTATAAGAATAACCCCTATTTCATCATTTTCTAGCTCAGGCTGTTGTTGAACTAACACCATATCTTTGTCATGAAATTTTAGATTCATAGAATCTCCTTCTACCATTAAATAGAAATAATTATAGCCTTTTTTTATTTGAGAAGAAGGAGCAGGAGCTTTACCAATAATGTTTTCTACTGCAAGAATTGGTAATCCTGCAGATATTTTTCCTATTATATATATTTCTACTACTTCTGTTGACACAGGAAAGACATCTTTCCTCTGCATTGGAACATTTAATCCCATTAACCATGCAATTTCAACGTCTAAAGCTCTTGCTAATGAATCCAACGCCTCCTGTTTTGCTTCATATTTGCAATTTAAATATGAAGAAATCTGTGATTCTGAAAGCCCTGTCATTCTAGAAAGAGTAGCTGCTTTAACGTTTCTAATATTCATAGCTTGTCGTAGCCTCGCAGCAAAAGCAACTTTTAAAGTATCATCTTTTGCCATTTTATCACCACCGTTCAAAATAATTTTAATTGATAAAATAAGAAATGTCAAGGATTTTAGACATAAAAAATTAAGAAAACTGAATTTTTTTATAAAAAAGTATTGACAATAATTTTTGAGTTTGATAATATAATGACGACTTAAGAAAACTTAAGGAAAGGAAGGACAAGAATGTTTGATTACACACTATTAAAAGAAAGAATGAAAGAACTAAGGTTTAAACAATATGACATAGCAGAAGCGACTGGAAAAAGCAGAGCAACTATATCAGCAGCATTAAATGGAGATAGAGAATTTACTCAATCAGAAATTATAAAAATAGCAAAGCTTTTACAAATAAACGATAAAGAAATAAGCAGATATTTTTTTTATATCAAAACTTAAGAAAACTTAAGAGAAAGGAACATTTATGGAAGAAACAATTAATCAATTAATTAATTCAATAGATAAATTGACGAATGCTGTAGAAGATAGGCTCATGACTGCACCTGAAATTGCAGAATCAGAAGAATTTAAGATTGGGTACCGCACGGTATTAGAGCTATTTAAACAAGAGGACTTCCCAGCAATACAATACACAAATCCTAAGAAAGTCTTTAAGAGTGACTTAATAAAATACTTAAAGGCACACCCAAGATTAAATATAAAAACATAAGAAAGGAGGAAAAAGTATGTTTAAACTTTTCAAAAAGAACACAGAAGAAAAAAAGAGAATTGAAATTCTTGAAAGGACTAATAAAGCTTTAAGAGATAATTTGACAGAGGAAATTAAAGCTAGAAATTTTGCTGAAACAAATTATGAAGAATCTATTCAAAGCAGAATAGCTGATTTACAAAAGTTTCAAGAAATCCTTAATTCTAAAAGACAATGGAAACAGAAAGAAAAAGAAATCACAAACTATGTTGAACTTGCATTAGATTTTTTAAAGGGAAAAGAGAACTAATCTAACTATTTTGGAAGGAAAGATTAGCTCTCTACTTGGAATACATAAGTATTCTAAATTCAATTATATTATGTAAGAAAGGACAAGTCAATTATGGAGAAAACGTATACTAAAAAGGAAGTTGAAGAGCTTCTAGACAAAGTAAGCGATAAACTAGTTATGGAATTTGCACATGAATCTGCCAAAGATAAAAATATGACTTATGGGTTGATGAAAACTATGTTATTAGGACTAGTTATTGCAGAAATAGAAAAGAAACTGGAGGAAGAAGCGTAGGGATTATTTAGAAAAAATAAGATTAGCAAACGATCGAGAAGAAGTAAAAATTGTCTTCCTATGTGATGATTGCAATGGCGAAATTTATAAAGGAAATGACTATTACGATTTTGAAGGACTAAGACTATGTGAAGATTGCTATGATAATCGTATAGAAGAAGAAAAAAGAGACCACATGAGAATTGCAGGTGATGATTAGGGAAGATAACAAATACGAGGACATAATTAAAAAATATGATTTTGAGCAATTAATATATGAAATGTCAATTATAAACAAACGCTACAAAACTATATATGCTCAAAAAAAGGCTCTTGAAGAAGAGTGTGACAGAAGATTAAACGAAAAGAGAGGTAATTAAATATGGCAAATATTTCATCAAATAACAATTTATATATGACAACTAGTTTAAATCCAGTTGCTAGAGAATATGGACCAGTTCATACAGCGGGTGAACCGCTTAGTTTAACAATTGATTATCCTCCTAAAAATATTAAACTATCAACTAAAGCAATAGGAATAGATTTAATAGGAGAAATAAAAAAAGAAATTAAACAAATAGATAAAATACCTAAAAAATACATCATTAATGAAAATGCTACTATTTGTTTCTGGAATGATGGAACCAAAACTGTATCTAAAAGACATGAATATGATGAATTTGACAAGGAAATTGGCTTTTTATTTTGTTGTTATCAACATTATATGAAAAATTGGTCTAGAAATAAAAGAAAAAGATTTATTTCTTGGTTTAAATATGAACATGTAAAAGAATTTTTATTTGATTTATTTGTTGATAAAACAGATTTTACCATCGCACAAGCAAAAGATTACTTAGATAGGTTAAAAGTAGAACCAACAAAGTCAAATACAAATAAATTAAAAATTAATATAAAGAAAACAAAAGTTAAACGTTTAAAGGAGGTAACTGAGTAGGGATAATTTAGAATTATATAACAAGGTTAGAGCTGTGCCAGTAGAAGCTCAGAAACAGATAACTGGTGGGAGATTAAATGGAATGACAGATATTCGCCCACAATGGCGTATAGAAAAATTAACAGAATTATTTGGTCCTGCTGGTATAGGTTGGAAAGCGCCAATAACTAAAAAAGAAATTATTGAAGGTGCTAATGGAGAAAAGATAGCAATAGTAGATTGCAATTTATATATCAAATACTTAGGAGAATGGTCTGAACCAATTCAAGGCACAGGGGGAAGTTCTTTTGTTGCTAAGGAAAGTAAAGGACTATTTACTAGTGATGAATGCTATAAAATGGCTTATACAGATGCAATTTCTGTTGCTTGTAAAGCACTTGGGATAGGTGCAGATATTTACTGGGGAGATAGTAAATACAAAGACACAAAAACAAATACTAATTCGGAGAGTTCAGCTACTAAAAAAGCATCAGAAGCTCAAATAAAAATGCTTAGAACTGTTGCTAAAGATGATAATTTATTTAGAACAGTAGCTGGAAGGTTCGGGTATAAATCATCAGCTGAAATACTTGCAAAAGATGTTAATTCAATTAAAGCTGAAATAGAAAAAGCAAAAGGAGGACAAGCTTAATGAATATTAGTGGTGAATGCAAAATTATTAAAGATGACAGAGGAGTTTGTAGAACTACTCTTGCTAATAAAGTTATAGATGAAAATGGTGAAGAACATACAGAATTTATGAGTATAAATGTTGGATTTAAGAAAGGCATTGAAGTTAAAAACAAAGAGCGAATCAATATAAAAAATGGCTTTTTAACATTTTATTCTTTTGAAAGAGCTAAAGAAGATGGTTCAACTGAGAAGGTTAGAATGCCAAAGGTAATGATATTGGATAAAGAAACCATAGAAGAAGGTGTTGATGAACCTTGGGTTTGGAAGCCAAGAGAAAAGAAAGAAGGAACTGTTGAAGAAACAACTTATGGTTGGGATTCTGATGACGATTTACCATTCTAGGAGGTAATTATGGGATTACATCATAAATCAAATAAAGAAAAAAGGAAACAAAAATATGCTGCTCAATTTGAAAGAACAGCTAATAACAAGAAGAAACGTATAGCAAAAGCAGAAGCTAAGAAACGAAAGGATAAATAATATGGCTATTATTAGAAATAAAACCAGAGAGAAATACACAGTTATAGATAATAATATTTTTACTAATAAAAATTTATCTTTAAAATCTAGAGGCATGTTAGCAACTTTGCTAAGCTTGCCAGATAATTGGGAATTTAACGAAAATGGATTAACGGAGATATTTAAAGATGGGCTAACAGCTATCAAGAGCAGTTTAAAGGAATTAGAAGAAAACAAATATTTAATTCGCAGACAAGAAAGAGACCAAAATGGAAAATTTATAAGGAACAATTGGATAATATCAGAAATACCGATAACGGAAAATCCGATAACGGAAAAACCTATATTGGAAAATGATACCCAATTAAATACTAATAAATTAAATACTAAAAATAATAATATATGTCCATCTAACGATGAACGACTATCAGAAGACTTTGAACTTATCTGGAAAGAATATCCTCGTAAGGATAGCAAAAACACAGCCTTTAGGCATTACAAGTCTTGGCTTGTTGGAAAAAAATATGCAGGCAAAACAATAAAACTTACTAATAAACAAATGTGGTTTGCTGTACGTACTTACAAGAATGAATGTGAAACTAAAATGACAGAAAAACAATATATCAAAATGGGAAGCACATTCTTTAACGAGAGTATTTATGAATATGTACAGAAGAATGAATTAGAAGGAGTTTATAATGAAAAGAATATTTAGTACAGATAAATGGTATGAATCATTAAGCGAAGAGAATTCAACTTTTAAAGAAATATTTCCAACCAAAGAATATGCAATAAGATACTTTGAGTGGGTAAAAGTATGTGAAGGGAAAGAAGTAGTTAATAATAAAATAGATGAATTTACTATACCAGATAGTTGGTGTGTGAATGTTGATTAATACAAAAGATTTAAAACATAAACTATCACCAATTTTAGTTGCAGAGCATTTTTTAGGGGCACCTGATAGAACAACACGATTTGGCAATTGGTACAAATCACCTTTTAGACAAGAAAGAACAGCAAGCTTTTTAGTAAGCAATAAAGGAATACATGATTTCGGAGACAGCAAGCATTATGACGTTATAAGTTTTGTACAAGAATTATTTAATGTGAATTTTAAAGATGCATTATCAATTCTTAAAAGAGAATTTGGAATCAGCGATGAGCAAGAAAATAAGCAAGTTATAAAATATAAGCTTTCTAGAAAAGTACAGGAGGCTGAAATAAGGAAGAAACTGTCTGAATGGTATAATTTAACCTTTCAAGTATTTTGTGACAAGCTACACCTATTCACGGTTCTCTCACACTATTGTAATAATGATTTACTACCAAAAGTTTATGATAAACAAATTAAATATGAAATTATACTAGAAGATTTTTTAGATGTAAAAACGCAAGATGATCTAGAAAATTTATATACAAAATATAAAGGAGCAAAATAAATGAATGACAAGGAAAAAGAGGAATTACTTGGAAAACCTCTTGTTCCACCTTTATATTATAAACTTAATGATTATGAATATAACAACAAAGGAAAAGAAAGAGTCTTGTCAGGAATTAATGAGTTAGATTACTTAACTGGCGGATTTGAAATGGGATGCATAACTATATGGACAGGGCAAACTAATGCGGGTAAAACAACAGTTATGACAATGCTCATAAAACAAACAATACTACAACGGCGAAAAAGTATTCTTTTTCAATGGAGAACAAACAAAAGATGATTTTAAAAACAATTTATATAAGCAATCGGTCTCTAGGGCAAATATATATTCTGTTCAATATAAAAATTCAAGAGTTTTTGATAGCTACGTTTCAGATAATGAAGTGACAAGACTTAATAGAGTCTATGGAGATAAACTTTTTATTTATAATAACAAAATAGAAAGAACAATAGACATGATATTAGCTGCTATGGAAGAAGTAAGAAAAAAATACAAAGTTAGAGTATTTATGCTAGACAATTTTATGCAAATTGATACTCAAAGTAGTGACGAATATAGGGAGCAGAAGGATATTATGGAAAAGCTCAGAACGTTTGCAGTTAATAAAAATGTTCACATACATCTTGTTTGCCACCCAAGAAAAATGGAAAAATATCAGACAAGATTAACTATATATGATGTTTTAGGAAGTTCTAACTTAGTAAATAAAGCCTACAATGTTATTTCAATTATGAGAGTTGATAACTTAAATCATGAAAATCCTGAATATAAGCAAATTGAAGAGCAAATGTTCAGATATGGGTACGACATTAATGAGACAAGTACTATTTTAGAAATTCTTAAAACGAAAGGGCTTGCTTGTGGAATGGTTGGTTTAGTTTATGACAATGTAACTAAGAGTTTCACAGAGCAAGTAATGATGACAGATATACAAAAGGACAGATTAAAAAACACATATAAAGATGAAAACAAGGGAGGTTGCCCATTTTGAGTAATAAAGTAATTTTTGAATTGAAATGGAATTACAACCATTTACTTACAAGGTATTATAAAGGATGTGCTTACTTAGAAAAAAATCCAAACGAAATAGATAGATGGAAAGGAACGTTGTTAGAGATACTTGAAGATATGCAATTAATGATTGAAGAACTTGAAAAAAATGGAGTATATATGACAACCCAAGAAATATTATCTGGATTTAAAATGGATGAAGAGAAACAAAATGCTTTATTTTAAGGAGAAGAATAATGAGTTCTAATAAGAAAGCAAAAGAGGCTCTAATTGAGTTATATGGAGCTGAATGTTTTATTGAAAGACTTCATCTTAGAGATACATCTGGTTTGAAATACACTGGTAGCAAACAGTATAAACGAATGAAAATGCTTACATATCATCATATAAAGATGAAAAGTAAAGGCGGAAAAGCAACAGTGAGGAATGGAGCATTACTAAGTGCAGAAAATCATGCGTGGTTTCACCAACAGAGTAATTTAGAACAAGAACGTATGAATGAGATGTTTCAAGAATTTAAACAAAAAATAGATAATGCTGATGAATGTGAAATTGTAATTACAGATGATGTGCCTCAAATAGCTGAAGTACGCATAATGACATTTAGTCCAAAAGAATTAGAATATAACAGAGCAAAAGAAAAAGCTAAAACTAAGAAATTAGTTGATGACTATTATAAAGGAGAAGAAAGATGAACATATACTGGTGGTTAATATTTTTAATCTTTTTAATACAAGAATTAACTATCGTTTTTGTAGACAAAAGAATTGATATTATAAATAAAACACAAAATGAAATGCTAGATTCTATGGTTGAATTATCTGAAGAATTATTAAAACATAAAATAAAAATATTAGAAAATGAGGAGAAAAACAAAGGAACAGTAAGCAAAAAGGAAAAAGAGGAGAAAGATATGTAGTAAATGCTTTCAAAGATGAAGGGTTTGAATGCAACAGAACAGCACAATTTAAAGGCAATACACGGAAGAGCAGATGATGTTGAAGGCATTGATTATATACACGTAGAGGTTAAGTTTAATGAACATTTGAATCTTGAAAACGCAATGGAGCAAGCTATCAGAGATAGTAATGCTAGCGAAAGAGAAGCATTCCCAACAGTTTTTCACAAGAAAAACAGAAAAGAGTTGTTAGTCACTATGCGTTTTAGCGATTGGATTCAACTTTATAAGGAATATTATTCAAGTATGAAACTTGAAGAAAGAGAGAAATAAATATGGAGACACAAAAAACAGAAGAAATCATAAGAGAGTTATTGCTTAAATCTAGATGGAATAGAAACTCAGACTATGCTTTGTATGCAGATTATATAAGCTGTTTAAGACCTGATATAAAACCAACTAATTATTATAGTGTTATGGCTAAACATAAAGAATATCAGCTACAAAGTTTTAAGACAATTGAGAGAATTAGAAGAAAGATACAAATGCAAGCCAAAGAAACAAATGATGAAAGATTTATGAGTGATGCTATGATTTCTAAATATAGAAAAGAATTGGAAGGAGAGTATCATAAGGAGTTTAAAAGAAAATAAATCTAAAAAGGCTTATAAACATTGGCTAACGATTTTAGATAATATTGATACTGTTGATGACATGATGGCGGATTTTTGGGGAGGAAATAACAATAATAATTCTAAAATATCTGCGTTATTAGATTTGATTGAAGATGATTTAAAAAACTTTAATATAGGCTTCAAAAGGAGGATGGAAGATAAGGGAAAATAAAAAAGAAGGGCACAGGAAACAAATTGAAAAAAGAGATAATGAGCTTCAAATAACTAAAGCAGAAATTAAAAAGGCAACAGATTTGATAGACAAAGAATATAGAGAAAATTTAAAAGAATATTTACAAAAAGGGTTAGATGATTTAGCAGAAAAACTACAAGAAAAAAATCGAAATTTAAATCCTGTGCAAATATATTCATATTTTAGAAATAAAAAACCTAGAGGGGGAATCCCACAATATTCTACAGAAGAGCTAATGATAGCTTTTGAATATTATCAACAATACATTGAAAAAATCAATGAATACGAAGTGTTCGCACCAACGCAAAAAAACTTTTGTGGCTTATTAGGAATTAGTTCCAATCAGTACAATCTTTGGAGAGAGTCAGATGAAACTGAACGTAGAGACATAATGAATCAGATTGATGATTATATTACAGATATGTCGCTGGCTTTAGCACAAGCAGGAAAGATTAGAGAGGTAACGACAATTTACAGAACTAAAGCTGAAAATAAAATGGTTGAAGCATCTGCTCCAATTATTCATAGAAGTGAATTAAAAGTGGATTTAGATGATATGTTATCACAAGTTCAAGCTTTAAAATCAGGGAAAGCCATAGAATTAAAGCCAAATAATAAAGGAGAATACGAATGATGACAATAAATAGTATTGGTTTTGGAAAAGAAAATAAGAAGACTAGAGAACAATTGATGAAAGAAAATCAGATCACAACTACTAAAGATTTTAATGAGCAACTAGCACAATTAAAGAGAAAATATATCATTTTAGAAAATGAAGAGGGATATTATAGACCAAATTCTAAAGCCGAATATCAGTTAGTAATTCAACGACTTCTTAAACGAAAACAAACAATTGATAGCAAAATAAAACTAGTTTATGAAGAAATTAAAAATGGAGGTTATAATTAGGGATTTAAGTAATGATGAGTTTGAAAAAACTAAAAGAATGCATAACCCTTGGGATTATAATTACATGTCGGTATCTAACCTAAAAGACAAAAGAAATAAGCTACAAGATAATTTGACTATGTTGCAAAAGATGATTGACAAATCAAGTAAAGAAGAAAATTGGGCTTGTGGTAGATATTCAGACCAAACAAGGTTATTAGCAAAAATTGAATTGATAGATGAAATGATTAAGGAGTTGTGGATTTATGATTAAAGTAAGTGAAAAGTTATTTATTAATGCAGATAGTAAAAATTATATCTTGCAAAATAAAGTAATATCTAAGGGTGAAGAGAGAATGGAAGCTATAGGATTTTATACTAGCCTAGAAGATTTACTTTATGGGATTATCAAGCATGATTTAAGAAAGTTTATAAGTAAAAAAGAAATAGAAGACGTTCAAGCATTGATTAAAGAACTAAAGGAAATAGACAGAAAGGTAAAAGAATTAAATGTCGGAAAAATTTAGAGAATTAAAAGACCCTTGTAAGACATTAATTGCTGAAGGGCGTTGCTTAGGTTGTATGAGACTTTGTTTACCAGAGTTTACAGGTGATGAAAATTGTAAGATTGCAAAAGAAAATAGGAAAGATTGGAGAATATGATGAGAAATAAAGAAGGGAAAGAGATAAGTACATTTGTCCAACTCGGAGCAAGCAATCATTCAGAGAAAGAAAGAGAAGGCAACGATTATTATGCAACAGATCCAAATACATTATTATTATTATTACAGAGATTAGAACAAGATGGAATTAAATTGCATAATAGGATTTGGGAATGTGCATGTGGTGAAGGGCATATAAGTGAAGTACTGAAGTCAAAAGGGTATGACGTAGTAAGTACAGACTTAATTAATAGAGGATATGGCGATGATTTTTTTGATTTTTTAAAATATGAAAGTCCATATAAATTAGAGTTAGATATTTTAACTAATCCGCCATATAAATATGCTAAAGAATTTGTCGAACATGCGTTAGATGTACAGGAAAATGGTTTTTATACAATAATGCTTTTAAAAATACAATTTTTAGAAGGACAAGCTAGAAGAAAGTTGTTTGAAAAATATCCTCCTGAATATGTGTATGTACATAGTGTAAGACAGATATGTGCAATGAATGGGGATTTTAAAAAATATAATTCATCGGCGATTTGTTATTGCTGGTTTATATGGAGAAAAGGTTTTTATGAAGAACCAACAATCAGATGGATTTAATGGAGGTAAGATATGAAAATATTTATTAGTCAGCCAATGAATGGCAAGACAGATGAAGAAATATTAAAAGTTAGAAAAGATATTATTAAAAAATTAAATATAAATGAAAAAGATGTTATTGATAGTTGGGTAGCAGATGATAAAATTGGTGATCCTATTCAAATGCTAGGAATGTCAATAGAAAAAATGGCAGAAGCAGACATAATAGTATTGGCTGAAGGATGGCATTTAGCAAGACGGATGCAAAATAGAATGGCAAACAGCAATTGAATACAAGAAACCCATAATTAATATGCAAGCATTAGCAGTTAATAATGAAGAAAAATAGAAAGCGAGAGAAAAATATGGAAATAAAAAACGAAAAAATATGTGAAAAATTCAAAAATTTAATGAAAGTTAGAGGAATTACACAAAGTGAATTATCTAAAGAAACAGGAATCAGACAACCAGCGATTTCTGAGTATGTAAATGGAAAAAGATTTCCTACTAGTGAAACTCAAAGAAAAATTATAGAAGCGTTAGACTTGCCAGATAATTATTTTGAAACTCCTGATAAGAAAAAAATTATAGATATAAAAGAAGAAGAAAGAAGAAATAAGCCCAATAAAAGAGTCGAAGTTGATTGTATTGCGGAAATTTTAGATATATCAAAAAGGTTGGGAGCTATTAGGTTAGAGCTAATAGAGTTAGTCGAAAAAACACGAGAAGAGGTTAAAGACTATAATAAAAATGACCAAACGTTTTTACATACTTTAGAATTTTTAGATGAATTAACAGAAAAAGAAGCTATAGATATGATTATTAAAGAAAAGAAAAGTAGAGAAGAACGTAGAAGTGCAAAAAATAAACTTTATTTAATCTCAGCATTATTAGATTCAATGCTAATGAAGAACCCCAACGCTTTTGTTGTTAAAGCAATTAACGGTAAAGGAGATATTGTCAAGATAATTGAAGATTTAAAGCAAGATAATTCGTTGTATGTGTAGAAGGAGGATAAAATGTACGAAGATATTAATGTAAAAAAGTTAATTAAATGGATAGTAATAGGAATTTTAGCGTTATTTGTATTAATAACAATATTTTCAAGTATGACAACAGTAGGAACAGGATTTGTGGGAGTTAAAACAAGATTTGGAAAAGTTCAAAACGATGTAATTCAAGAAGGATTAAATTTAAAAGCACCATATATTGAAAAAATAGTAAAGATAGATTGTAGAACTAAGAAAATAGAAGTTTCTGCAGCAGGTTCGACTAAGGATATGCAAAATGCAACTACAGTTATTGCTGTTAATTATAACGTAAATAAAGATACAGCCAATCAATTATACAGAGAAGTCGGAACAGATTATGAGAATGTAATTATAATGCCAGCTGTACAAGAATCAATCAAATCAACAATGGCACAATATACAGCTGAAGAATTAATTACAAAAAGAGCTGAGGTTTCAAATAAAATTCAAGATACTTTGACAGATAAAATAGTTCATAGGGGATTTAGTGTGACTGAATTTAATGTAATAAATATAGATTTTAGTGATGCATTCGACCAAGCAATTGAGGCAAAAGCTGTTAAACAACAAGAAGTTGTAACTGCACAAGCAGAATTAGAGAAACAAAAAATACAAAATGAAAAGGAAATATCAATAGCTGAAAAAGATGCTAAAGTTATGGAATTAAAAAATTCTCAAATTACTGAAAATACATTAAGGTTAAAAGAATTAGAAGTGAAACAGTCATTAATTAATAAATGGAACGGTGCAATGCCAACAACAGTTTTAAATGATACTATGTCTACATTATTTAATTTACAATAGGAGGCTTATATGTTAAGAAAATTTGAATATGTGAATAGAGTTATTAGTACAGGATATGAAACAAAGGAACCAACGTTTGTCCTACCTAAAAGAAGTACTAAAAATTCAGCTGGTTACGATTTTATAAACCCTGAAAGAATAGAAATTCCGCCTTATACAATAGGTAGTAAGCCAGTAATGGTACCTACAGGTGTTAAGGTATATATGCCAGATGATGAGTTTTTAATGTTAGTTAATAGAAGTAGCAATCCTAAAAAGAAATTTTTAGTAATACCTAATTCAATGGGAATTATTGATTCTGACTATGTGGATAATCCAGACAATGAAGGCGAGATGATGTTTGCTTTCTATAATTTAAGCAATGAACCTGTTGTTATTGAAGCAGGAGAAAAACTTGGACAAGGTATTTTTCAAAAATATTACAAAACAGATGATGATAATGCTAGTGGAGAAAGAAGTGGTGGATTTGGAAGTACGGGAAGATAAGAACGGCTGTACCAGAAACAGCAACAAGAATTAAGTGCAAATATTGTGGAGCATTTTTAAGCTATAAAGAAACTAAAATTGGAAGATTTGCTAAATGTGACTACTGTAGAGCTGAATACCATGTAGATGAATTGGGCAGATTGACTGATTATAAGGTGAAATTATTAGTACAAGGAGTTGTCAAAGAATTTTATGTGGGCTGTGTAGAAGTTCATCCATTAATATTTGATGAGTACAGAAGTTTAGATGGAAAAGAGTATCACAATTCACCAGTATATAAAACAAAAATTAATTTAATTGAAATTTAGGAGGAATAGCTGTATGTATGAAGCATACATAACAAAATTAAAGAACGTAAGAAAACACAGTAACGCAGACAGATTGCAAGTTGCTGAGTGCTTTGGGAATCAAGTAATAATAGATTTGAGCTATCAAGAGGGAGATATAGGAATATATTTTCCTACTGATGGCAAATTAGGTAAAGAATATGCTGAAGCACATAATTTACTTAGAAAAAAGGACGAGAATGGTAATAATATTGGGGGCTATTTAGACCCAGAAAAAAGGAACATTAAGGCATTAAAACTAAGAGGTGAAAAATCTGATGGATTGTTTATGCCATTAGAGAGTTTAAAACCTTTTGGAGATATTACTGAATTACAAGTTGGGGATAGAATAACAGTATTTAATGGAACTTTAATTTGTGAAAAGTATATTCCTAGAACAAATAAAAGAAGTCAAGGAATGCCTAAAAAGAAAATCAAAAAGAAGAAAAATGTGGAATATCCATTATTTAAAGAACATGTTGATACTGAACAGTTAGATTACAATTTGGGAGAATTTAGAAAAGGTGATTTGTGCTATATAACATTAAAAATGCACGGCACATCTCAAAGAACAGGTTATTTGCCTAAACTAAATAATAAAAATATTATTACTAAACTAAAAGATAAGTACTTAAAGACTAAATATGATGCCGTCACAGGAACGAGAAGGGTTGTTTTAGACAATTTTAATAAAGAATCAGGTTTCTATGGGAGTGATAAATTTAGAGAGCATTATCACAATTGGTTCAAAGATAGATTACAAAAAGGCGAAGAGGTATTTTATGAGGTTGTCGGGTACATAAATGAGACTACACCAATTATGCCAGATGGAGACAATAAAAAAGTACAAGACAAAGAATTTATTAAGATGTACGGAGATAAAACTAGATTTTCGTATGGCTGCTCTGAAGGAATGAACAATATCTATGTATATAGAATGACAATGACTAATGAAGATGGCTATGTAGTTGAATATCCTTGGGAACTAGTAAAGACTAGATGTGAAGAAATGGGAGTAAATCATGTATTAGAATTGGACAAGTTCTTTTACAAAGATGAAGAGGATTTACTTAGAAGAGTTGAAAAGCATTTAGATATACCTGATCCTATAGGAAAGAATCATATTGCAGAAGGTGTAGTAGTTAGAATAGATAACAAGAAATCTTTTAAGGCTTATAAGAAGAAAGGATTTTTCTTTAAAGTGTTAGAAGGAATAATAAAAGACTCGGCAGAAGTGCCAGATATGGAGGAAGCACAAGAATGAAATTTAAAGTAACACAAGATTGTAGTTATGCAAATGGCTATTTAAGATATGGACATTTAGAAGGAATAATAGAAGTTGAAAGTAGAGAGGAATTAGAAAGACTAATAAAGGAAGAGCCAGAATATATTCAAGATAAAATGGAATTTCAGCTCGACGACTACGAGTTAAATGATTATGACACAGAAGATAATCCAATAGTAATAGAGGGAGAAGTAAATGAAAAATAAAATGTATATGATGATTGGACTCCCAGCATCAGGAAAATCAACAATAGCAAAACAAATATCAGAATCAGAAGGGGCAATAATTGTCTCTTCTGATGAGATAAGAAAAGAAATGGGAGATGAAAACGATCAAACAAATAATGAAAAGGTATTTAAAGAGGTTGAGAAAAGACTAAAAGAATATCTTTCACAAGGTAAAGACGTAATATTTGATGCGACTAATATTAATTATAAAAGACGTAGAGATTGGCTTAATAGATTTAATAAGTTTGATATAGAAAAAATAGCGGTATTAGTTGCTACAACTTATGAAGAATGTTTAGAGAGAAATGATAAAAGAAAAAGAAGAGTACCAGAAGGCGTTATTGAAAGGATGTATTTTAATTTTTATGTGCCACAGTATTATGAGGGTTTTGATGATATACAAATTAAATATAATAGTAATTATTGTTTGACGGAAAATGATTTTAGGATTCATGATATACCACAAGATAACCCACATCACACTTTGACTGTACATAGTCATTGCGATAGAGCAAGCAAAATAATAGTATTATTGCTTGAAGGTTTAGGAGAAAAATTAATAGATAATATTTCATTACAATTAGCTGCCGCATGGCATGATATAGGAAAATTAAAAACTAAAACATTTGTGAACACTAAAGGAGAAACAACTGAAATAGCTCATTTCTATAATCATGAAAAGGTTGGTGCGTATGATGTCTTGTTTGTAAATAACGCTCCAATAAAACCTGTAAACATATTAGAGGTAGTAAAACTAATTCAATGGCACATGCTATTACATTTAGATTTATCAGAGAAAACAAAGAATAAATATAAAAATATGCTTGGGGAAGAGACTTGGAGAGATTTAGAGATACTACATAAAGCGGATTTGGAGGCAAGGTAATGAGAATTATACAAAAAGGTAAAATGCCACCACCATTAAAGGAAAAAAGAAAGAAATGCTCAAATTGTGGAACTATTATGGCATATACAGAAGGGGATATTTGTATAAATATGAATTATGATGAATATGTCGAATGTCCTTTATGCAGTGAGAAATTATATGTATCAATATTTGATAGGAGGATAAGAAATGAGAGATAAAGATAGAATAAGACCATTTTTAAATAAGTTGGGAGATTATTGGGAGAAAGTACCTGATTGGAGATTTGGGCAACTAATAGTAAATGTACTTGGAACTTGTAATAGAGACCCTTTCTTTTATGAAGATGATGATATGATGGAAGTTTTTGAAAAGTTTTTTAGAAAGTAATGGGGGTACTTTGTATGAAAAAAACTAGAGAAGAAAAAATAATGAATAGATTAAAAGAGCATTATGAGTACTTAGAAAAAAGAGGATTTGAAATAGTATTTTTAGCATTACAAGGCTCACAAAATTATATGTTAGATGTTTATGATGACGAGTATATGTCAGATGTTGACTCTAAAGCTGTTGTATTACCATCATTTGAGGATTTTGTACATAACAGACAGCCAGTAAGTGAGACTATTGTATTGGAAAATAATGAACATATTGATGTAAAAGACATTAGAGTAATGTTTGATACATTTAAAAAACAAAATATTAATTTTATAGAAATACTTTTTTCTGAGTTTGGAATTGTTAATGAAAAGTATATGAAAGATGTTCAAGTATTATCTGACAACAGAGAAAGAATAGCTCGTTTAAATTATAATCAAGCATTAAGATGCATGGCAGGAATGAGCAAAGAGAAATTAAAGGCTTTACAGCATCCATATCCAACCATTATAGATAAAATTGAGAAATTTGGATATGATCCTAAGCAACTTCATCACATACTTAGAATGAATGATTTTATGAAAAAATATATTGTTGGTAAAAACTATGGGGAGTGTTTAATTCCAGATAATAGAGAGTATTTAATAAGTATTAAAAAAGGAATTTTGTCAGTAGATGAAGCCGTTGAATTAGCAAATAAAGTTGATGAGGAAACATATCAATTAAAAGAGGCTAATTTAAAGGATTTACCTGATGAAGTGGATAAAGAAGCAATTAAGATTTTAGATGAGGTTAAGTACAATATTTTAAAACAGAGGTTTAGAGAAGAAATTTTGAGATAAAAGAAAGGCTAATACCAATATTATGTGGTATGGATATGAAGATATAAAAACAATAGTAACACAGGAAGAAAAATAAAAAATGTTCTAGTAATGAACAAAAACAAGAAGTTTTTACGGGTATTGTGAAAGAAGAAAGGAGCTGATGATATTGAGTAAGGAACAACTGATTACTTATGTTATTAACAATGGATATACATATAATGAAACACCAAGTGAAATTGATATAAGCAGAATTTATGATGATTTAGAAAATGCTGATGAAAGTATCACATTTGATAAAAAATCAAAAGAAATAATCTTATGGACAACTGAAAATGGAAGTGGTAAAGCTCACACACTTAATAAATTTGAACTAACAGTTTTAAAAACACTAGACGGCTGGATAGGAGGAGAAGATGAATAAAAAGATAAAAGTAATTGAGCTATTAAATAAAATAGCAAATGGAGAAGAACTTCCCAAAAGTATAAAATATTGTGGTTTTATTTGGCAACTTTATAATGGAAATTATGTTGAAAATGGACAAAGAATGTTAGAAGATTATTTAGCTAATGGAATTGTTGAAAGTTTAAATGATGAAGTTGAAATATTAGAAAATACAGAAGAGATAGAAGAATTACCAGACGACATAGATGAATTTGGTTGGCTTGAAGTGAAAGATAAAATCAACGAATTAGTAAAAGCAGTAAATAAGATGATGAAGGAGGGCAAAGAATGAATAAGTACAAAGTAACATACTATCTAAAAAATGGTACAACAATAACGGTTGATTTACTTACTAAAGCTAGCTTAGAAAAAATTGAAAAGCAATATGATTTAGCAATTAATTCATACAAAACGATTATTGAACAGATAAAAGACCAAAAAACAACAATAATTAAGATTGATGAAATAGCTTGTGTAGAGATAAACAAAATCGATAAGATGAAAGAAGGTAAAAAATAATGCTAAAAATAAAAGATGGTGTAGATTTAAAAGAGCTAGAGAAATATGGATTTGACGATTTAGGAGTTTGTTATAAAAAATATGTAGATTTTGGAGTACAGTTTTTTGTGAATAAAGGAACACGAGAAATAAAAAGATTACATCCGTACTCATTAAGAGAAGAACCTTCTTTATCTGAAGTATTAGATTTAGACATAGATAGATTAGTAGAGAAAGTAGAGGAGTAATATAGATGAGTGATGAAGAAAGAGAGGCATTAAGAAATTTTAAAAGCGAATATGAAACTTGTAACCATAACAGTAGTGATTTAATAATTGAATTAGATGATGCCAAAATAATTTTAAATCTAATAGAAAAATATCAAAAAGAAATAGAAGATTGGAAGTTTACAGCAAAGTATGTTGAAGAAAATTATGTTAGCAAAGAAAGAATAAAAAAAGATTTGAAAACATGTGAGCAAGTGTATGAAAGAGAAATGAAACCATATCAAAAAGAGTATGGATTAGATGTTACATATTTAAGTAAAAAAGAAAAAGAAAAGTTAATAAATACAAGAAACTGTTTAATAGTACAAATGGAAACATATAAACAGTTATTAGGAGGAGAACAATGAATACAACAACAGAAGGTGGGATAGATTTTAAAGAAATAAAAAAAATGGCAACTGAATTTAAAGGATTTAGATATCCTAAATACATAAAAATGAAACAAGAATACTATGACAAATTAGCAGACGAAGTACAGAAGCAGGTAAATTTTATTGAGATAAGAAATGTTAATATGCAGCCATTAAAGGTAGTAATTGATAATAATATAGAGAAAGATTTTAAGGTGATATATGAATAATTTAAGTGATGAAGAAAGAAAAGCAATTGATTATTTACAATTGTGTTATGACCTATCTACAATTACTAATGAAAGTTTATCTAAATTAGGTATAGTTTTAAATCTAATTGAAAAACAATCTAAAGAGATTGAAGAACTTAAAAAGAAAAATCAAAATGTGAGTGATAGAATTGAATACTATTTAGTAGGGAATATGAGGTTGGATGATTTTGATTTTAGAAATGAAGAATTAAGAAAGTTAGAAAAAATGTTGGAGGATAAATGAAATTAGTAATTATTGATGGAGAAGAAGCCAGATTTATAGAAAAAGTTCAAATTAAAGATATATGGGTAACACCAATTATGTCATTAGATGGAGAAGATGTAGAGTTTTATAAAAAAGAAGTTACATTTGAATGGACAGAAAAAGGAGCAAAAAAATGTAAAAAATGTAAAAAATGTGGGGGAGAAGTAGTTGTAAAAATTTATAAGAATAGAGCAGGAGGTAGGCAACAAGGCTTATATTGCAGCAAATGTGGTAAATATTATAAGTTTCTTACAAATGCAGAAGTGTTTGAATGTGTTAAAGAAGGATATAAACTTTGTAACACATACGGAGATTTAAGCAATACAGCATTGAAGCGGAATCTAAAAGCAAGGGGGTAGCCCCCTATTTAGAATCCAAAAATAAAACCAATGGGGGGGAATTGGGCGAAAAAAAGATACCCTATCTCCCCGTTTTGGAATTGGTTTTAAAAAGTATGGGGGGTACTTTCTGCGGAAAAATTGTTTTTAGAAATGGAGGTTGAGGATAAATATGAGAATAATAGATGGTATTGAGTTATTAAAAGAAATAAAAGAAGGAAAACTTAATTCAAGAGATAAATTCTATGTAAAAAATGATATAAACCCTAACATATTTTTCGTTAGCTCAGATATATATAGACAATTATGGATGTTTAAAGAGGAAAAAGAGAATATAGTTAAGTTAAGGGCAGCTGATAGTGAGGACTTTATTGCCAATAAATTTATTATAGAAGATAATATGGAAGAAATAGATGACTTAAAAGGATGGCTACTTGCATCAACCGAAGATGATTACGAAGCGATTAATGCCACGCTTGATAGATTTGGAAAGAAAATTAATGAATTAGTAAAAGTAGTAAATAAGTTGATGAAAGGAGGCAAAGAATAATGTGGTGTCAATATATAGAAACAGTACCATTATATAGAGATGAGAGAATTGGATGAAAAATATGCCTATAATAATTAGTTCTGACAACAATAATTATCGTAGAAAATAATGTAGATTCGTATATATACATGCGTGAATCGACTGGAATATTTTTTAAAAAATACGCGTATAAGATCGACTAGAATTTTTAAAAAGTTTTTCGCGTGTATGAAAATTGACTGGAATTTTTTGAGAATTTTAACAAGTTTTTTAAAATAATTTATTTTATGGATAATAAAAACAAAAAAAATAATTTTCTAAAAATTAAAAAATTGTTATAAAAACATATACTATTTAAAAGCAATAAAAAGCCATTTTAAAGGTTTTTTATATAATAAAGTATAATTAAACATATAAAAAATAACAACCATTAAAAACGATTCTAAAAGCTCGTAAATTAGCTTTTTACAAGGTTTTTATTGATAGTGTATAGGTACAAAACAAAGAAACAAAACAAGCTAAAAAAGGAATTTAAAACGAATAAAAGTATAAATAAAAAGAAGGATATTTATTTTTTTATCCTTCTTTTTTTATGCTGTATTATTCAATTTTTTATCGCCTCTTTTTTCTTCCTTTGTCTTCTCCCATTGCGGAAAGCATTCCAGCGATTCCGCCAATTATAAAAGCAATTACGCCCGCCACGCTCCAAGCTATCATTTTAAAAACGTTTTTTATTTGTTCTTTTTTCTCTTCTTTTGCTTGTTCTTGTTCTGCTTTTTCTCTTAATTCTTCAATCATTTTTAATTTTTCTTTATTTTCAAAATATCGTTTTGCTTCAAAATCTTCTTTTATATCTTTGTAAGCTTGTTTTAGTTGTATATTATATGCTTTTCTTGCTGTGTCTTCTACCATTTCAGAAGTAAAGACAGAATCTTGATATATTTTTGTAAGTTCTTCTATTTTCTTATTTTTATTTTCTATTAAATTACAATTTGCTAAAATGTCGTTGATTTTTTCCGCTTGTGTTTCTTTTTCAAATAATAACATAAAATAATTATATAGATCTTTATTAATTGCAATTGAAACGCCTTTTATATATTCTTTTTCCTGTTGTTCTTTTTCTTTTTGTTTTTCTTTTGCTTTTCTTTCTAGTTCTTTTTGCTTTTCAAGTGTTATTATTGAGTTAGCGTTATTTTTTAGGTCTCTCATATTTTCACGAACCCCCATTTTTTCATCACTTCCTTTCTATTATAATATAATTGTTTTATTTTTTCTAGTCTTCTTTTTTTAAAATAAAGGTGCTTCAATGTCTGTTTTTGTTTCTTCAATGTCGTTTATTATATAAAAATCAATGTTTGAATCGTTTTTTATTTTTTCTATTTTGTTTTTATATTTTCTTAATATTTTATTTTTTGTTTTTGTTGTTGTTGTAATGTAAGGATTTGCCCCGCTTTTATAATTAAAATGTGCCCATTTTTCCATATTATTCAACCCCCTTTTAATTTCTTATAATAATAAATTTGATTATATTGTCGTTATTTTGTGCGATTAGTTTCATTTCTTGCGCTTGTATTTCTTCATCTGTAAAATATATTTCTATAAAATAGCCTTTTTTATGATTCTTTACGCTGTAAGCTAATTGCTTGATTCCTATTTTTTCAATTTTTTCTATTTTTTTACATTCTTTTGTTAACTCTTCAATTATTTCATTTATTTTATTTTCTTTTAATGTTGGTTTTAATATGAAAATTCCTTCAAAATTTTTCATTGTTTTCAATCCTCCTATATATATAATTTTTTAATTTCTTTATAATTTATATTTTTTGCTATGTAATTACCTTTTAAATCTGTCAATAAATAATAAATATCAGCCCCGTTTATATTGTCCCATTGTTTAACCTTCCAAATTATTTTTTGTTTTTTCTTAGATTGATTTATTTTTAATTCTGATCTCATTTTTTACCCCCCTTTATTAATCAATATACGCCGTTTTATATTCTGTATTATTTTTTAAAAATTCATAATGTTTATTATTTTCTATTATAAAAATTAAACTTTTTTTCTTTTTCATTGCTACAACCAAAGGCAAAAAATGACAATGCCAGTATTTGTTTATATCCTCTTTATTAGCTACGCCCCAAAGGTTAGCGCTTTTTACTATTCTATACTCTTTCATAATATAACCCCCTTTTTAATCTTCATAAAATACTTTTTTTGCGTTTGATTCAAAACTTTTTTTAATTGCTTCTATTGTTTTTATATTTGTAATTTTTAAATAATTTTTAGCTTCAAAAGTTGTCATTCCAAAATATTTTTTTATAATTTCAATGTCATTCATAATATAACCCCCTTAATTTTCTTTGCATTTTTCGCAGTCTTCGCCGTCTACCATGCAATTTTTTTTATAACAACAAAATATAATATTTTTTTTACTTCCTTGTTTTGCTTGTTCTCTTTCTACCTTGTTATAACATGCCATGTTAAGCCCTCCTTAAATTTTTTATTATTTCTTTTCTTGTTTTTTCAATGTCAATATTATATAAGCCTTGATAAACTATAAAAGCCTTGATTTTTTCATGTGCGAATTTATTTTTATTATAATAATTATTTTTTAAGTTTAAATCTTGTAAAAAATTGAAATACTCTTGTAATAAGTCCATAATAAACCCCCCTTTTTATTCATTTTCAAATATTGTTAAAATAGCATTGTAAAAAGTTCTAAAATAGTCCGCGTTATATTCATTTTGTGCACAAGATTGTATATAATATAGCGCGTTTTCAATTTCTTTTATTTCTTTTTCTTTTTCTTCCTTGTAGTCTTGAAAATCCATGTCAATAGCTTTGTTATAGATATTTTGTGCAATTTCATCCAAGTTATATATATATTTTTCTTTTTTATTTTCTTTGATTCTCATAATATAAACCCCCCTTTTATATATTTGTTTCTAGTATTAAAAGTCTTTTGCCGTCAAAGTATTGTATATTTATATTTTTTATTGTTAGTTTTGTTAAATTATCCCTGTAAAATAAATCTTTTTTTGTATATATCCCAAAACTTGCGCCCCCGTTTTTTGCTGTTTGTTTTATTTCTATTTTTTTACATTAAATACCACAAATTACGATTTCTAGCTCTTACAAAATAAAATTTACTTGTTTTATGTCCTTTTACGATGCAAGCATTACAACCATAAACCCCTAGAGAATGGGCGACATCTTCAAAATATTGTTCCTTTTCTTTTGTTTGGTTTATATATTCAATACTAGCATTTGTTAGATCTTCCGCATTTAAATTTTTTGCCATGTTTAATATATCTTTTTTATTTACTTTCATATTTTCAACCCCCTTTTTAATCCTTGTATAATTGCCCTTGCATTGAGTTTTCATAGTCTGTTGTATATTCGAACCCTGTTAAAACATAATCCCAGCTAGTGCCTAAGTGGTCAACCCCTAAAATATATAAATCTAATAAGTCACTATAATATAGAATGATTTCATCATTGCAATATTTTTTCATAAAATCATAATTAAACGCTGGAAAATCTACTATAAAATATTGATATATTTCGGCATACTCGTCGCGCTCGCTGTCATAATCTGCCCCAATTTCTGGCAAAATTTCGTTATATTCTCCGTTTATTTCTGCATTAAATAATTTTTCGATATCATTACATAAAATTAAATCTGTAAACAAGTAATTTATAAGCCTTTTATAAGAAATTCTTTTATTTTCTCTTTCGTACTCGTTCAACTCGTTTTCATTTTTTATATAAAATTTTAATTTTTCCATTTTATCCACCTTTTAAACCTTTCTATATTTTTTTATAGTTCGGCGGTATATTTCAACCGCCTTTTTGATTCCGTTCTTTTAGCTTTTACAAGTTGTATTTTGTTTTTGTATTTATTTTTTAGAATTTATAAATTGTTTGTAGCTTTCTTGATTGCTTTCTAAGTCATTTTTTAGCAAGTATGTATTATACTCATTTATTAGGCTTTCCGTTCTCATACTGTAATTAATACTTGTTTTACAAAGTAAAAATATAAATACTACTATAAATATAATTACAATGTTTCTTTTGACTTTTTTTAGATTCAATTTATATTTTCTTTTTGTCTTTTGTTTCAAGTCTTTTCAACTCCTTTCTGAGATTATTTGAAAAGAGTTATTGACATTTTTAAAATAAATATTTATAATAAAAATGTCCTAGATAAAAATTGATGTTTTTATTTTGGTGTTTGCTGGTGAGTGTGTCAAGGGTCTCAAGCTTTCAACACTTGCCAGCGCTTTTTTTATCTCTCTTTTGTTAAATACATTATACTATTATATTTTGTATATGTCAAAATTAGCAAGACGGCAAACCCTAGAGCCTCAACACTTACAAAGATTTTAAATTAATATAAAATACTTGAAAATATCTATTTTTCAAGCTTTTTTTAATTTATTTGATTCTATTCTATTAAATGCCTTGTAAAGGGATTTTAGAGCCTTTTAACTATGGTTTATTTTTTGCCCGCCTTTGTATTAGCTTTTTGTATCTAAAAAATTTTTTTATTTTTTTTTATAATTTTTATATTTTTTTGTTTTAATTGCCTTTTATATACTCTATTATTGCACTATGCTATTATATAATTTTATATATTTTTATATTTGCTATTATATTTTTACAGGGTGCTTTTAAAAGGGTGACTATCTTAATATAAATATTATTTACTTATTTTATATTGATTTATATTTTATTATATTTTACTTATGTTTATATTGTATGTTTATTATATTTATTAATATTGTTTATATTGTATTGTATTGTTTTGTTTTATTTTGTTTTATTTTGTTTTGTGTAACAAATAGAAATTCATTGATAAGTTCAAAAATTTTTTTATTGCGGTTTTATTGCTGGTTAACTATCTTATATTTTTATTATTATTATTGATTTATCAATATTTTTTAGCCTTTTAAATTGTTGTTTTTTCTGGTTGACTTTGTCCGCATCGTTTGAAATTCTTTGTTGAATCCGTTTTTTATATCCCCCGCCCCTTTTTTTGATCGCCTACGGGATGGGACTCTTACCCCCAAAAATTTCCCTAAAAAATAAAAAGCCTTCTTACTAAATTAAACCACTGCCACGCGAACGAGAGTGCCTGTTAAACCAATTTTATTCTTCTGATAGAATAATTTATCATCTAAAGTAAAATAGAAGAAATACAAGCCAAATTAAAATCTAAAAAGATGATAAGTTTTACACTGAAAAATGTAAAAAAATCAAAACTTTTTCAAGAATGGCTTGATTTCAATATTTACGAAGCACGAAAAAATTTGACAAAAGTAAAAATGATATGCTAAAATAAGAATGGTAATAAAAATCTTTGAGTTAGTTTTTATTAACTTTGAGTTAGATTATATTAACCATTCCATATTTTTTCGAAGTAAGAGCTTAGGAAGAGCCGTTCGTATTATCTATTTTAGAAGGATAATATGATGGCTCTTTTTTGTTTTTACTAATTAAAAGAGAATAACGAAGGCTATTAGAGTATTCATAATTTGTACCTCAGAGGCAATACTGAAATAAATTGGAGCTACAAATTAAGAATAAGAGGGATAGAAACCTGTTTTTTGACAGGTAATCCTTGAATAGCAATGGATTTGACGATTTTATAAATTCCACGGTGCGAACTCAAAAGGGCATTTTTGGTTCGTGTGGTGGAAAAATTGCAGGAGGAATGTTAGGCAAGCAGGAAATTTTGTAGAAATGTTTGATGGTGATAGACTTATCAGGAGAAGATCAATCGAAGCATATAAGCAAATGAAAAATGATTCAGAATCGCAAGAGTGGAACCTAGAACATTTTTATAAAGGAAATAGTGATGAGTTAAAGGCAATTATTAATGAGCTTAATGTATATGAAAAAGCTGTTTTATTTTCAATCTCGCCATACGTAGGATATACAGATTGCTGTATAAGGTATGAAAATGGCAAAGAATTGACAATAGAAGCGATGCAAGAGATAAGTGGGATAAGTAAAAGTAAAATGTATGAAGTGTTAAGTTCTTTACAAGAAAAAGATATTCTTTATAAGGGAAAAAACAGTAAAAATGTACAATATTTTATGAATCCATACCTATTTTGCAAAGGACCAAGGATTAACAAAGTTTTAAAGACTATGTTTAAAAATTATAAAATCAGAATAAAAAATGGAAAGAGACTAGGAGAAATATAGAATGAGATGTCCATATTTAGTAAAAAGCCATTGGCAATTACATCAGAATATCTTTAATAGAGATAATCCAGAGTACTTAGACAGTATAGTAGATGGTGAAGGATGGATATACGAAGAATGCGTAAAAAGTGAATGTGCTGTATGGCGAAATGGCAGCTGTCAGTACAATGAAAAATAAATAAAAGAGTGGTAAGTAAAGCTTGGTGTGTAGTTTGACATAGAATCACCTCCTTTCTTTCGATTTATATATCTTTTAAAGAGACAAAAATGCTAAGTCCGCCACACTCCTTTCTAAATTAGTACATTGAAATTATGCTTTCTTAGTTTAATTGGTAGAACAGGTGACTTGTAATCACCTAGACAGGGTTCAAATCCTTGAGGAAGCACCAATATAGATACATCATTACCCAAGTGCTAAACTGCAATATCATGCAGCTTGGAATTATTCCAATAGAGCAACTGCTGTGGTGGATATGCCTAAGGGGAAGGCTTTAATAGTACAGTAATGTATTATTAGGAGAGTGAATAGCTCAACTAAAGGGTAATGTGCATAGAATATTGCTTAATAAAGTACTAGAGTTGTCGTAGCCACAATAGACGCTCCCGTGGAGAATAAGCCTACATGAGATGGAATAGCACATCCATTAGCCTCTGTAGGTAAAGCTAAACAAGGCTATTTCTCGTGATGTTATTGAAAGATAACTATAAGACATAACTAGGTTAAAGTAGCCCAATGCGAGATAATAGGTAAAATTAAAACAGTATTGATAGCTTGTAATCAATATATACAAATATCTGAAAGATGGGTGAAATTTGCAAGTAGACAAACTTGCGTAGGTTTAATGGGGCAAGAAGCTGTAGGGTCGCAACCTATAGCTCAGACTTGTCTTCCTAGTGACTGAATAATTAAGAAAATATTTGAGTGTAAGGCGAAGGTCTAGTGATGTGTTTATATTTATGTATATAGTAGTATTAGTTTAGAATATCGCGGGGGTAGAGCAATGGTAGCTCGCTGGTCTCCTAAGCCAGAAACGACGTTCGAATCGTCCGCCCGCAACCAGTAGAATAAAGAAGTTCAGTAACTACTAACTTCTATTTAGGAGGGTATAGTTATATCCTCCTATTTTACATCTGGATATAGTGTTTAATGGTAGCACAAGTGTTTTGGGTACATTTAGAGTTGGTTCGAGTCCAGCTATCCAGACCAGAGATGAAGATATAGGTTCGAATCCTGTACCTCTCTATAAAAGGGGAGGTTAGCTCAACTGGATAGAGTGTCATCAGGCTATGTTCGTGTAGTGTTAATGGTTAGCATATCAGTCTTCCAAACTGAAGGTAAGGGTTCAAATCCCTTTACGAACTCCAATAAAGGTAATAGTGGCGGAATAGGTAAAGCAACCTAGGTCGTGACTCAAATTGAATTGGCAATTTTGAGTAGACTGTCAAGCAACGAACAGGTGGCTAAGAGGGAGATTTGGCATGTTAGGTGCAAATCCTAACCTATTACTCTAACAAGCCCATATAGTGAAATGGCTAACACACGTGACTTTCTATCACGAGGTCAGGGTTCGAATCCCTGTGTGGGTACCAACGGGGAACATTAAAGCCCCGAGATTATTTTAGTTCTTATCTGAGTGTTAGGGCGTTTAGCTCAGTTGGATAGAGAGAGGGTTCATACCCCTAGGTCACAGGTTCGAGTCCTGTAACGCCCTACAGATAAGACATTTATACGAGTTTGATGTAATTGGTAGCATGACAGTCTCCAAAACTGTTCGTAGTAGTTCAAATCTATTAGCTCGTGCCATACATTCCATCTTGGTGTAATGGTAACACAAGAGGCTTTGAACCTCTAGTTTTTAGTTCGAGTCTAGAAGATGGAACCAAAAAACGCATACAAAAGCTGTAATTACGCAGTTCTGGTCTTTTTATTTCCACACCTCGGATTTTGAGGGTGTAAGTGGGGTGAGAGCCACTTGCTAGGATTATTTTCAAAGGCAACCTGACTCAAAAAGAAATTAGCCCACGCAGAGGGCTGCGGCTCTGCACTAGTATATTGGCACATAGTTCAGTTGGTAGAACACTTGGCTGTTAACCAAGGAGTCGGGAGTTCAAGTCTCTCTGTGTCAGCCAAACTATATTTATGGCAAGTTAATCCATAAAGTGTGGAGCATTCCTGCTAAGAATTGCGTACCGAAAGGTATATGGTGCAAGTCCATAACTTGTCGCCAATATGGCAAAGTATCTCAGACGGCTCTGAGCCTTGTCTTGAAAACAAGTGGAGCAGTAATGCTTGGGGGTCGGCACCTCACTTTGTCGCCAAAGGAGAATTTTAGGATAACACAAAAAGAATTTATTAATACAATTTTAAAGAAAAAGAATATGAGTCAAATGGATTTATTGAGAATTATTCAAAAAAAGCATCCGAATCATCCAAACCTTCACAGACAACATTTAAGCGAAGCAATAATAAAAAACATGACAGAAGAATGGGCAAAATTAATTGAAGAAGGTTTAGAACTAGAGAAAGGCACGTTATGTAGGTGGGTAAAGGAAAAAAAGTAATAAACCAAAAAATAAATATACAGAAGTATTAATTGAAATAGTCTCAGCATTTAAAACTAAAGGCTTAAAAGATGAGGCATTAATTCAACTTAGTGAAAACTTTTTAGCTGTAGCTAATCAATATTATGATAGCTTAAAAAAGAATGATGAAAATAAAATAAAAGTGGAATTAGATGCCTGCAAATATGTTGTAGTGTATTTAATTCCTTTTTTAGAGTGGAAAATAAACAATTGTGAAATCAATAATATGGCTAAATTTTATGACATCTGGGAGAAAGCTTATGCTTTTGCAGGACGTAGAAGTTTTGAACATTTTATAGATTATATGGAACTCGATTTAGATATTAAAAGTAAGGTGTTAGGCAACCGTAGAAGGGTGTTAAAGCCATTAGTTTATTATCTTAATAAAAGTGTATATGAT